ATGATTCTAATAAAGAAAAAATATATAAATATTGTTCTGAATGGTACAAAAAGAATCCAGATAAAACAAAGGAATATAGTCAAAGACATAGAAAACATGATATTACTAACACTGAATGGGTGGCTTGTAAAGACTATTTTGATAACTCTTGTGCTTATTGCGGTTTATCTATTAATGATCATAGAGCAATAAGAAACGATAATGTTTTCAATATGGATTTACATAAGGAGCATGTAGATGATAATGGAGCAAACGATTTGAGTAATTGTGTTCCTTCTTGCCAAAATTGCAATAGTACAAAAGCAAATAAAACATTAGATGAATTTTTAGAATTTGAATTAATACCTGAATTTAATCAAGAAAAATATAATAAAATTATAAAGTGGATTACAGAAGATTATAAACAATTTGCAGAAGAGAAACCGCCATATTTAATTACAAGGAAACAAAACGAAAATAGTAAAACTTATCATTGGGAATTATGGTCGGTGGATGAGAAAAGAAATTTTGTAGAATGTTTAGCAATTGCTAATAAGAAAGCAGAATTAAAACCGTATATTAAGCAGTATTTTAATATAACTGCTTAAATTATTATAGAAAGTACATTTTGTAATATTATTAAAAGAAAAAAATAAATTTTTATAACAAAATGCTTTACATTCATATTACCAGTATGATATAATAAATCATAAGGTAAATTAAGTTTAAGCAGGGAAAATAAAGATAAAAATTGAATGTAAGAAAGAAAAAGAAGGGAATGATTTAAAATGGCAGAGAAAAAATTATTGTGGTTAACTGGAGAGAAAAATCCTTATACTAATCAATATGAAGGGGCATATTTTGATGTAGAAGAAACTTACGCAGCAGTAAATACTTATAATTATCCTATCAGAGTTTGGGTAGATGTTCTAGGTGAAAAGGCAAAAGAATTTAGTATCCCTGAAAAAATTAAATGGGATGATGAAGAATTTGATAGTTTTAAAGACCTTTTACGTTATGATTATGATGAAACTGGAAAATATCTTGATTCCTTAGTTGGTTCGGAAGGAAAATATGTTGTAGATGAAATGTATGGTCCGATATCTAATTATTTAGTTTTTGATTATGAAAACCAAGAATTTGATAATTTAAAGGATTGGAATACCTTTAAATGTTATGATTACACCAGCAATTGTAAAATTGAGACTATAACACTTGATACTGATAATCAATATAACTATAACGAAGAAATAGAAATTGAAGTTTTAGATTCTTATACTCTTGATATTTGGGATGGTAGCAACCACTATTATCCAAAAGGATCAACCGGGAATTATGCAATACTTGAAAAAGTATTAGCTGATGGTAAACCAGCATTTTTATGGCACGAATGGTCACAATGGCAAGGTAGTGAGTTAGATACTGCGTGTATTATGACAGTTGAGGATATATTAGAAAGGTTATGCTCGTTAGATGCTTATGGTGGAAAACTAGAACATCCTGAAGTTGAAGAAATAACAGAATGGTTAAAAAAAGAAAATGAAGAAAATAAATAAACTCTTGCAGGTACGCTAAAAACCAATGGGTTGAAATTAGGGTAATAAACAATTGCTCTAATTTCAATTCCTTTGCAAGAGTTTAAAATAGTATAACAGTGAAGTAATTATAAGTCAATAGAAGGGAATAATTAGTAAACAAAGGAGGAATGATTTAGTAAATGGTTTTATCATTGGAACAGAAACAATTTAATAAAGAATTAAGAAAACAAGAAAAATGGAGTAAAGAGCATAAAATAATTAATGGACAAGGTTATAAAATTTGTAATTGTCATAATGAATATTTTCCAGATGAATCTCCTTGGTTGCCAGCTACAACAGAATATTATTATAAAAATGATAAAAATAGTTTAGATGGATTGTATAGTCGATGTAAAGAATGTGAAAAGAAAAAATCTATGGATTGGAAAAGAAATAATCCTTTTCAAAGAAAGCAGAATGATAAAAAAGACAACAATTCTATAAATGGTAAAAATAGAAAAAGAAAATGCGAACAAAAAGAAGCAGAACAGCAGAGATTAGAACAGGAAAGACTAGCAAGGGAACAAGCAAAGGAAAATGAAAAACAAAGGAAGATTGAATTTAATATCTGGATAAATGAACAGATAGCAAACTATAACAGTCCTGAAAAGGTGGAACTACTTAAGCAAATTAGATTAGATGAAATAGGAGAGTTTAGTGAAAGATCAATTAGGTTATTAGTATTAATTGATAATATTGATGATTATTTTTGTAGAGAAGAATTAAAAAGTTGGTTACACTCAGGTAATCCAACCAGTAAGAAAGTGTTTTATCATATAACAGGGATTAAACTACCATCCACCAATAAAGGCACATATGAAATATTAAATAATATAACAAAATCACAATATAAAGGTATAGTACCTTATAAAAAAAGACAAAAGCATGAAAAGGACATCCAAACTTTTTACCGCAATATTAGAGTGCCAGTTCCTCACTTTGAAGAAATCCAGGCAGAAGCATATAACAAATTCGGTCTTAACATGTTTATTACTAACTTTGAAGATTGTTGGCAAATATCTGAAGCAAGAAGTGGTTTGAGAATTGTAAATGGAATTACTAAGAAACAAGTGTTTGAAGAGCTAAAGAAAATGATAGATAAACATGGGGCAGAAAAATTCCAGGAGCAGATAAATAAAGCAATAGAAATGTATGGTGAAAGTCCGAAGTATAAACAGGAAGTAATGGTATAATAGTAAGGAGATGATAAAAATATTTGAATATTATTACAATATATCAAAAACAACAATAGAAGAAAAAGAAAATATTGTGGTCACTTTCCCTTTAAATAATTTAAGATTTTTTATTGAAGATTATATTATAAAAACGATATATGAAATACCAATAATAGTATCAAATAAAGCAAAATTAATACCTTTAAATACAAAAAATAAAGAGGTGATATGTAGTATAAATAAAATAAAGGAATTAGGATTAGTATAGACATATAACAGTTTGCGTTTGATATAATTAACATAATAATATGATAAATGTGGGGTTTTGTTAAATTAAGGAGGGATATAATGGATAATAAATTTCTATTACTTTATTCATTTGAAAACATGGAAGGGATGATGGAAAGAGGTTACAAATGGTATCAAACCGAAGAAGAATTAGTTGAAGATATAGAAGATATGAAAGAATATATAAAGGACTTTACGGTTAATGATGCAATAGAAATATTACAACTTAGAGAAATTGAAACCAAATGCAAGTTTTAAATTAATTTTTAGAAAGGACAAACAAAATGAATATAGGAAGTTTTATATATTCAATGTACACTACCTCTCCTGATTTTATTGAAATGAGTTTTGTATTAACGCATGAAGGAGATTTTATTGCGAAGGGAAGGGCAACTATACGTAATAAATCAGAAATAATAACTCTTAAAGGCAATTTGAAAGATACTAATATGAATAAATTTAAAGATAAAAACACCAATGTAATATCAATTAATACAAATGATTTACCTTTATATTATAATTGTGAATTAACAGATTTTCCGATTGAGAATAGAAAAAGTGAAATTAACAATAAGGATATAATGATTAATTTTCCAAAAGTAAAAATAGACAATAATTTTTCTTTTAATATGTTTCAAGATCATAGTAAATTTGAATGTGAAATGACTCCATTGTATGTAGTAAATGAAAACAAACCATTGTTATGTAATTTAATAATTGAATAGAATGTGAGTTTTGTTAAAAGAAAGGTGGTAAATTCTATGTTCTCAGTTAAAATATTTAATGCCCTTGAAGTAGAATCCATGGAACAAAAGATAAACGAATTTTTACAAAAGCATTCTGAAATTAAAGATGTTTCAAATATTAACTTTTTAGATACTCCTAGATGTTTAGTAGGTTGTTTAATCTATAAAGTATAATAAGGAGGTTTTAACATGCCATTATGTTGTTTTAGATGTATTTATTGTAATAATAATCAATGTGTAATACAAGGACATTGCAATATGAATAGTCAATTTTGCGATTTTACAATTAAGGATTAAAGAAATAATATAACCAAAGACATAATTTATTCTAAGTGAAAGGAGATAATATTGTGTTATTAATTAAAAAAGATATTCCTAATGATGATAATGAAGTAACTGCAAATTTTAGAACAATTTATTGTTGCGCTAATTGTAATACTGATTTACCAGAAGAAAATAAATTTGTTACTAAACGAATTCTTAATCCATATATGACTGAAGAAATGTTTGAATTTAATAGAAAGCACAATCCTGAGAAAGCGCATTTAGTTAATGAAGTGGATGAAAAGATAATTATTATTTGTCCTGAATGTGGCATTAGAAATAAAATACATGACTATAGATGGGATTAATAATCATAATGAAAGAGAGATTTGGTTCGAAAGGAGATTACCATGAAAGAAAAAATTAAGGAAGGAATAAATATAGGAATTGATAATTTGATGCCTATATAATGGGATTAATATTAAAAAGGAGGGAAATAAATATTGAAATATAAATATCTTTTATTTGGTTTTGATCCCCATGAAGCAATAGGTGGAATGGATGATTTAGTTAAGAAATTTAATAGTTATGATGAATTTATTGAAGATTATACACATGCGGATTATTATTGTTATCAATTAGTTGAAACAAATAATTTTACTTATAAAGAGTTTTCTACAAAAATAATTTGGCATATGGGATCAGATAACTCTGCTGTGATTAAAGAGAAACGAAAAAATGAATTCCTAGATTGGATTAAAAAAGAATTGGTATAGAACTGTAGATTTAAATCAATATAATAGGAAGGGGTAAATAGTTATGGAAGATAGAAAAATTACATTATTAAAGGCTTGCTTGGAATTATTACAAAAACAAGAAGATTCTCATTATGTACTTAACTTATTATCTGAAACAGTATATTACGATGAAGCAGATTGTGATGGTTATTGTTTAATGAAAGATATTGAAATGGAATTAGAAAACATATAATGGAATAAAACGAAGAGTTTATAATGAAAGGGGGAATATTAAGTTGTTTAATGATGTGATAGTGCGACAATTAGAATACTTTATTAACAATGGAGGAACAATTCAAGAATTAAAGAAAATGCTATCTGTTAGTGGTAATGATGAGGAATTTCTATATCAATTAAAAGAATATAACACAAAACTTTGATTTTATTAAGAAAGGATAATTTATGAAAGCAACTTTTACTAATAATTTAAAATTAGATAAATCTGCAATAGGTATTCCATTTCAAATAGAAGAAACACCAATAGGAGTTATTATAGATGTAAATAAAGATACGTTTACAGTTGAGATTTGGGAAAAATATTGTGGTTATGAGTTCTTTAAAAAAAGGTACTCCTGTTAGTGTATATTTAGGTACAAAAGAGCAAAACACATTTAAAGAATAAGTTAAAATACTCATTTTAAAAAGATATAAAGGAGAATATAATTGTGAAAGTTGGATTAAAAGATATCAATGGTAAGGAATTACAAGATGGGCAGCGTATTAGAATATTCGATAAACAAGAGCATGGATATGTAGTAAAAGGAATAATAAAATATTTACCTGCGGCATTTATGATTTATCCTGATGATGGATCACATCAACTTTTATTGTATTGGTATGTTAGAGAAGATAAAATTGAAGATGAAATGATTGCAAGAGAAAGATATGAAATTGAAATATTTGAATAGAATAATCTTTTCATCAACTTTTATAGTAGGGAGGTGAAAACATAATGAAACAAAGAAATGTATCTTATTATAGTGATAAATTTCAAAAGTTAGTTAAAGAAGCTGAAAATAATAATATATTTATTGAAATAAAATCAAATACAATAGTGTTTATTGATAAAATGTCAGGAGAAATAATATCCCTAGATTTTACTGTAAATATTAGATAATTGGAGGTGCTACAATACAATGAAGAAATATATTATCACGCTATTACTAGTAGCATTAATGGTGACAACAGGAGTATATCAAGTTCAATCACAAATACAAACGCAAAATATAAATACGGTTAAAAATAAACCAATTATTACAGACAATAAACATAGATCAGAATTACAAGTTAAACCACCACCCATTGACCCCGATATTGCAAAAGTCCAAGAAATAACTAATTGGGATTTAGAAATAGCAACATACTTTGTAGAACAAGCAAAGGGTAGAAATGTAAAGGTATTTGAAGAAGCATTGCCTATAGCATCAATTGAAACAGGAGGTACATATAGATTTGATGCAATACATACTAATAAAGATGGATCAATAGATGGTGGTTTATTTCAACTTAATACTATAACTTATCAAGAAATTAAGAAACAGTTAGAAGTTGAAGGTTGGGAATTTGAATGTTGGGAAAGAATAGACCCTAAATTTAATATTTCAGCAGGTATGTATTGGATAGGGTATTTAAAAAGTACCCATCAGTTAGATGAACATGCACTATTTAGTTCTTATAATAGAGGTGTGTATGGTGCAAGAAATTATGCTAGTCGATGTGGAACTTACGAAACAGAGTATTCAAGGGAAGTAGTTAGAATTAGAAATGAGTTACTAAAATAATAATATAAAAATATTGACAAAGAGATTTAAAGAGATATAATATATAGAGGGTTAACAATCTATAATCTTTTCCAGATTATATATAGGTATGAGTCTTTCCGATTCATACAAGGTATAAGGTTAACATTGCCGTGAGGGGTAAGCGGTAAAATAAAAATTGGGAGTGGTTATTAATGTCTAAACTATTTATTCATGAATGTGGTGGGAATTTAGGAAATATGACAAATAGAATTGAAATATCTATTCCTGTTGATTTTGCTTTAGTGATAGGAAATAAATCTTATAGAATGCAATCTGATAAAGATGGTAACTTACTTATATCATTAATCAATGGTATTGATGCTGAATTTATTAGTAGGCAAGGTAATCCTGTTATTTGTTTAACTCAACAATATAATACTTCTGATAATTGGTATGAGAGTTTAAAAGAAGATTATGGTACATAAAAATTAGGATGAAAGAAGTATTTTCTATTGATTTGAAAGGAGAATAAATTATGTTTAATTTACGAGAAGTTATTAAAATGTCAATTGAAAAAATGGTTAAAGAAAATAATTTTAATATTACAAAAGAAGAAAAGATTAACTTAATTGAAAATATAGCTTATCAACATGCTCAAAAATATAATTATTGTTATATGAGACAGATGTTTAATATTTAAAGTTATGATCGTATATGTGTTTGGACACGATTTAGAAAGGAGGATTTTTATGATTTATACTGGTGATAATTATACTGGATATTTTGATTGGGATTGTCCTAATTGTGGACATAAAAATAACGATGAAGTAGATCATGCAAATGACTTTACGTGTGTATGTAAAAATTGCAAAAAGGAATATGAAATATATTTAGAAATTGAGGTTGATATTGATAAGATAATTGAGTGTCAAAATTAACACGAAACATTACTTTAGTGATGAGTTAAAGGAGTGATATTGTGCATAATTTATCAGATGAGATAATTGGGAAAATAATAGTTGGATATTGTGAAAATCCAGATGGTTTTATTGAAATATTTCTTAATGATGGTGAAGATATTTATGTAGATAAAGATTAAACCAAATTGCACTTTTATTAAGAAAGGAAATATAATTATGAATTGGTGGAAAATAAGAGATTGGTTAGATGACTATTTAAGTTTTCATACTATTAAAAACGGCACAAAAAATTTAATCAAATGGTTCCCTTTAATATGGAAAGATAGAGATTTTGATCAAGGATACTTATATGAATTAATGTATTTTAAAATGGGCAATATGCAAAAGTTTTTTGAATCAAGTAATACTTGGTCAGTCGATGCAAAAGAGTATGCAAAACAAATTAAAGAATGTAGAAGATTATTAAATCGTATTATGATTGAAGCAGTTCAAGATGAAAATTGGGATGGTGACAATTTTACTAGACCATTAAATGAAATTGCAGAATTAGAAAGAGAAGAAAAGAAATTATTTTGGAATAAAATGCGTGACAATATTGATGGTTGGTGGGATTAGAGTAAAATCTAATTTTCATTTTAAAAATAATTGGAGGTGTATATAATGTGTATGGCAACAATATTATCATTTAACTTACTTGAAACAGTGACTACAATAAGAAAAACAAGTAAAGATTTAAACGAACAATTATCTACCATAGATAAAACTATTTGTGATTTAGAACACGAAATTATGCTTAATAAATTTGATGTATGCAGAGGATATAAGAAATTCAAACAGCTTCAAGATGCTCTGATAGAAAGACGTCAGATCAAAGACGAATGGGAGTTAATTCAACCTTTAATTGCTTATACTGGAACTATAGAAAAGAAAGTAAATGAATTACATAATACAATTAATGAAAGAGAAAGTAAATATGAGAATAGAAAATATACACCAAGAGTTTTGAAAGGAGAATTAAATGCTAGTTGATTGAAACCTGGATTTTAGTATTTTTATATAGTTGGAAGAAAAAATTAAACATTAAATTAATCTTTTATGATTGGCCTATATATTTCCCGCTGATTTGTTTAATAGGATACATAGTTTTTGAAGTAATGATATTTAATGACCAATACTGGATTACACAATATGGAACTATTATTAAACCAGTAACTTTGCTTAGTTATTTTGGATTGATGTACAAATATAATCTTTATTATTCGCAGAATAAAAGTAAAAGTGAATTAGTAAGGTTTTTAATTTCTCCTTTTATAATAGGAATTATTTTCTTGGTTTTAGGTTACATTTTCAACGGAATAGCGATTTTAAGCAACAATGGCCACATGCCGGTATTTCCCTCTTATACATATTTTACAAATTATACGGATATATCTAGTTTTACTGAAGATAGTTTTTATATCTTAGGGGATCATACAAGTAAAGCGATTTGGGCTTGCGATTGTATAGACATTTTTTATTCCAATTTAAGTTTGGGTGATGTATTCGTAAGAATATATGTTGCAATTTTGATTTATTTTTCGATAAAAAGAGTGAACGAAAAACATAAAATAAATATAAATGTGTAGACAAACAGCAATAATTCTGCTAATATGTAATTAGAAAATATTACATATTAAGGAGTTGTTGGGAAATGCATAGTGATATATTTAATGCAGTAATGAATACCATATTCGTAAGTATTCCAGAAAGTGTTTTATGGATTTTATTCGTATTTTTTCTCATGAAACGGAATGATTTATTGGATGTTTATAGATGGCAATATAATTTGAAACAAATTATGATTGCGGCAATTCCAGTATCTATAAGTATAAATGTAATGAGATATATTCTACACGTAAATAATTTAATAAATTTTATTATTATAGAAATAATGATGATTATATTAATTGTTTACATAATTAAAAAAAATAATTTTTTAAATGAAAAGATTAGTTATTTAAAAATAGTAATTTATGTAATGCTTGCGGATTTTATTATGATTTTTACCACAGAAGGATTATTAGGTTTAATTATAATTCAAATGTTGCATATGAGTATAGATGTAATTAATAATAATATTGGATTAAATATAACTTTATCACTTATACCAAGGACGGTACAAATTTTATTAATTAGTTTATGTATATATAAACAAAACGTTGGTAAAATGATTAATTATGTTGAATTAATTTTAAGAAATAAGATATTGTCAATATCAATGAGTGTGTTTTTAATAACAGTGATAATATCAAATTTTATTTTGCAAAGATTTGTTATGGCAACAAATTATTTAGATCATTATATTATGTCAATTAAAATTGCTCTAATAGTATTAATGATAATAATCCCAATAATTATGATCGGGAGTTATATTTTTTCGATCTATAATCTTTTGTGGATTAATATAAAAACACAAAAAGAGAAAGATAATATGTTGAATGACATATATTAAAGGAGGTGAAATTTTGAAAAAATATCGTTTAATTGCAGGTTTAATAGGCATCATAGCTATTGTTGGTGCTGGCATGGTGGCATCTCATACCCTATTCAACGAACCCCGCATCCCCTCCATGCTTTCTAAGTAATTAAAATACCCTATCAATACTCTAAATTCTGTGCAGATTAATTTTTTAACTCTTCTGCACAGAATAATAATATAAAAATATCACCAAAAAACTATTGCAATATTTTCCAGTAAATGATACAATGAAAATGTAAAATAAATAATATAGAAGGAGTGATTTAAATGACAATGGCAATGAATATTTTGAATGAAGTGGAATTTAAAAAGAATATGGAAAATGCAAAAACAGAATTATCAATTGCGCTAAAAATAGCAATTGGTCATCGTTCTGTTTCTCAGTTTGCAAGAGATTGTAGAATAGTAGATGTAACATTAATCAATGATATTTTAAAAAGAAAGATTAATGTGTTACCTGAAAGAGATTTTTTAAGAATTGTTGAAAGAACCAGTGAAGGAAGGGTAACTTATACATATCTATGTGAGATATGTGGTTACACCAAATGTGATCCTAATGAAGATAGGAGTTGGGCAAATTATCATCCAGAGCGTGGAAGTATTTATATGGCTGATTTAGGATTGAATAACATGGATTCTGAACAAGAAGGGGTTAGACCTTGCCTTATTATTTCAAATAACATGGGGAATAAACATAGTAGTATAATAACAATTGCACCATTAACTTCAAAAAGGAAACATAGGTTGCCTGTCCATGTTGATTTAACAGTTCAGGATGGTATGAGACAGAATTCCATTATATGTTTAGAGCAGACTAGAGTGGTTTCTAAACGTAGGTTATTTTACAATGGTACACCCATGAAGATATTGAAATTAACTGAAGAAAAAATAAATGAAGTTAATATAGCTATTGAAAAGCAATTCGGGATTATTGATTTAATGTATAATCCAGATCATGCATTTGAATTGGTAGGACAGATCGAAACACTTGAACATAATATAAAAACGAAAAAAATTAAACCTTCCTTCTTATCTGAATTGCTTAATGGTAAACGTAAGGAATTAGTTACGTATTGTAAGAAATATAATAGGAACGAAAAGACGATTATTAATAATTACACAGGGACAAGAGATTTTGTGCCTGTAAATTAGGAGGTTGATAATAAATGATTGATGAGTTAGAAATTAAAAGTTTTGATGCTAGGTTTGGAACCAGATCAAAAGTGTTTCAATGCACTAATACGATTGTTATAGAAACACCTTTAGACAGTTGGATTGTAAAAGTTACGAACAGACAAACCAGACCACTATGTTTATTGCATAAGAACAAATTTGGAAGAATAAATAAATACCACATTCAATCTTGGAAGACAAAAATGTTTCATGTCTATGATTCTATTTACAAACATAAAGGGATGCATCTTGTAGGTGCACCCAATACATATAAAGGTAGTCAAATAAAATGAAAAAATATTTTCGGTACTTATACACCTTAAAATACATTAAATTACTCGCATATATGTCAGCAAGATCATTACAATTATCACGTAACGAGTCTCATAAACACAAATATATGTATTATTATGGATTTAATATTTTATATGGAGCAATTAATAAAGGAACACTCCTTATACTGGCAGGATTATTATTCCATGCGTTACCCCAAATCCTTGTTACTACACTTGCGTTTATGTCACTTAGGGGTTTTATAGGGGGATTACATTTTGATTCATATACAAAATGTGCCTGGATTTCATTGTTATGTTTGGTTTCAATAGGGTTATTAGCAAAATATATTCCTTACAATAATATTATAAATTTATGTGTGTTTATTTATCTGTTAGTTATTGCTTTCATTTATGCACCAGTTGAACATAAAAATAGACCACTAACAGATAAGAAAAAAATAACTTTTAAATATGTATCCATTGTAATAATTTTTGCACTATATAGTGCTCAGGCCATAGTTAATAACGATAATATTAGTAATTGCATCATGTACGGTGTTTTATTATCGGGCATTATCGCATTGCCAATATTTAAGAAAGTCAAATAATGTCGTAAATTGTCTATAAGTTTAAATTGTAAAATCGAAATAATAGTTTTAAAATAAATTTATGGTTAATTTTGTTTATAATGTTTTAATTAAAAAATTTTAGTTGTATTTATTTGCCACAATGGTTATAATAAACAGAACAGTTGTTCTATATTAACGATGGAGTGATGTTAGAGGAATAGTGTAAAGGAGGCTTTATAATTAATGTCAAATTCAAATCAAATGGTATGGGTTATTCGAAATAGGGATGGGTATTTTGTTAATGCAGACTTCAGAGCGTTATTTAATGGAAGAACAACAGGATTTGTTGGATATACAAATAAGGATAGGATGCAAAAGGATTTAGATAAGTTAGGTGAATTAGGTGAAGGGTATTATAGCGAACAGGTTTGTTTGAATGAGATTCCTAAAGGGGTAAGGATATATACATAAAGGATATTTTAATCTGTAATATTAAATAAATAAAATATAAAATAACAAATAGAAAGGAGAAGGAATTGTTTATTGGGTAGAAAAATAATAGATTTAACGGGAATGAATTTTGAGAAATTAACAGTAATAAAAAGAGCAGAAGATTATATTTCTCCAAATGGGAAAACACAAACACAATGGTTATGTGAATGTAGTTGTAAAGATAAAAATAAAATTATTGTAACAATGGGACATTTAACTTCTGGAAAAACTAAATCATGTGGGTGTTTAAGAAAAGAAAATATGAGTAAATTATTTAAGAAATATAACACATATGATTTAACTGGAGAATATGGAGTAGGTTATACATTAAAAAATGAACCATTTTATTTTGATTTAGAAGATTATGATTTAATTAAGGATTATTGCTGGAGTTTAGATAAAAATAAATATGTTATAACAACTTTAAACAAAGAAAAAGAAAAAACTACTTTACTTATGCATCGTTTAATCACAAATTGTTCTAATGATATGGATGTAGACCATAAATTTCATGATCATTGGGATAATAGGAAAGAGTTTTTAAGGATAGCAACAAGAAGTCAAAATGGTATGAATAGTGGTTTACAATCTAATAATACTAGTGGTGTAACAGGAGTATATTGGAACTCGAAAAATGAAAAATGGAGAGCACAAATAACAATAAATAATAATAAAATACAATTAGGGTCTTTTGATAATTTTGAAGAAGCTGTTGAAATTCGTAAACAAGCTGAAATAGAATATTTTGGTGAATATCAATATAAAAACATTAAATCATCTGGGAAAAAATAAATTAAATCACTAAAATAAAATTAACACATGTATATTTGCTTGACATTTTGTATATACTGGTAATATAATTACATATGAAAGTATATAGGGGGTGTCAATAATGGTTGGAAACAAAGAAGAACAATTAAAAAATAAACTAAAAAATGTTATCCGTGAATTTGGGTATGACAATAGTACAAAGCAGTTTGTAATGGATGAATTTAAATTACGTAATTTATCATCCTTAAGAGCTGCTTGGGTTTTTTCTGAAAATCTTGATCTGGATACTCTAACAGAATCAGAAGATGATGCCCAATTTTTATATCTATTTTCTTTTGCTCTTAATAAAGCATTAAAAGAAAAAGATATAAATATTTTGAATGATTATCAGAGTTATTTTACCAGTGTTGAAATTAGTGAATGGGAAAATTATAAAGAAGAAAAAGAATCTGAAGATATTTTCCCTTATAATTTAAAAGATGTACAAGAAATTGTTCCTGGTCAACAATGGCAAACTAAACTTACTATACAACAATTTAATGAATTATATAATGTATTACTTTGGAATCCCAACTCACAAAGGGGATTTAAGGTAACGAAAAAAGCAATTAGAATTAATGAAAATCCTCTAAAGGTTAAAGAAATAGCAGAGAATATACTTGCAGGAACATATTATCCTGACCATATTAAAATTAATGTTGTAAAAGACGAAAATAAACCTATTTATAATCCTAAAACGAGAATGTTAACTTTAAGGGAAGGGACAAAACTTAATATTTGGGACGGTCAACATCGAAAATCTGCAAGTGCATTAGTCTTGGTAGAAAATCCCGATATAGATTTTACATGGCCTATAGATATCACAAATCTATCAGAGATTGAAACTCACAATGCGATGGTACAAATCAACAAACAAAGTCCAATTAAACTTGATGTTATATCTACTAAAGACTATTCCAAAAATGAAAATTTAGTGCTTGATAAGATTATGGATAGTCGTGGAGATTTAGCAAGCGCAACAAAAGATACAGATGCATTTGTAAAGTCAGATCGTGCTTTAACCACAAAACCTATCCTTGCCGAAGCTATTAAAGATAATTACGATAATTTAGATTCAGCTATGCAACGTGATGAAGTTGCTAAATGGATAGTTGAGTTTACAAACTACCTCATGGGTGTCTACTCAGATGAGTTTATTGTCAATCCTTATGAAGTAAAGAAAACTTCCTATATTAATAACCTAAATATGTTCTATGGATATATTGCTCTTTCCGCAATATTGAAAGATAATAAAAATTGGAAAGAAATTCTTAAACAAAAAATTAACTCAATTGATTTTTCCGTAGACAATCCTATGTGGCGAGAAATAGGGATTATCAAAGAAAACAAAATTGGTAAACCTACAAAGAATAAACTCTATAAACTTTTTATGGAGGTGTAAATATTGATGATTGAATTTCAAATTGACTCTGAAATTAAGCAAGAATATTTACAAACAAAACCAACTGCAACCGCAGAATCAGATGCTTTTATACTTCGTGATTTTGATAATTATGAAGTACAGGTTGGTAAACAAGTTTACAATCTTAACATTTCTGAATTAAATGAAATGTTTGCTACATTGCGTAATTCTTCTAAACGCACAGCACAAAAAAATAAATCAATATTAACCAACTACATTGATTTCTGTGTTGCAAAGAAAATTGTTCCCCATATGGAAAACAGAGCAAAATATATTGATGTTGAAAAATTTGTGTCTCGACAAGCACTATTGAACAAATTTATTTCAAAAGAAAAAGTAAGAGAATATGTAAATCTCTTATATAATTCACAAGACCAATTACTCTTATGGTTGTTATTTATAGGAGTAAGGGGTAGAACTACTGAAGATGGCACTATGGAAGAGGTTATAAATTTAACAATAGATGATGTTAATTTTAAAGAAAATATGCTTACTCTTAGACAGAATGATGGTAAATTCCGTTTATTAGATGATGTACCTGACCACATTATAGATTTAATTAGAGAGACATACGAGCAAGAATATTATATCGAGAATAATGGTGAGATGACTAATAATCCTAGAGTGCCTAACCCTAGAAAAAGTATTATTAACAAAACTGGTGAATCAAAAACAAGAGAAACAATAGATAGATATATTTTTAGAATACCAGGAAAGAGTAAATTTGAAAAATTTAGTCCTGCTTTGCTTAACTCACGGATGATTAAAATTCAAAAGGTCGTTGACAACCGATACGTAACCTGGAGCAGTTTGTATTTTTCAGGTATGTTGCAATCGTGTATAGATATTTACAAAGAGAAGGGTGAAATCACTGATAGAGATTTTGATAACATCTGTCTTAGATATAATTACGGAGTATCAGAAGAACCAATTGGTAAGTTAAATATTAAACAAAGTGCATATTGGTTCGTTTTAAAAGATTTGTTTTTGCAATACAAGGAGTTACTACAATTATGATCTTAGAAACAATGTGGCAAAGATATAAAATACTAATATATCTAAAAAGTGAATTAGTGAAGAAAGGGTATAATTTTAAATCCCTTACTTATATCAATTCACAGATTGAATTATTAAATATATTAATCAAAGAAGAAAGTTTTAATCAATTAGAACAAATACTCCGCAAAACGAATTATAGACTTCTTAAACAAATAGAAAAAGGTGAGGAAAATTTAGTGAGTATTGTTAATCATCCTGAACAATGGAGATTATGTAAAATTGATGAACATTGTAATGAATGGTTAAATAATAACTCACTTATTTTTTCCACAGAACGAGGAGAATTTTTAGCATTTACTCAAAGTGAGTATGGACAACAATATATTAATAATAAATGGCAGTAAAGAAAGGATTGATATAAATGAATATAGGTCAAAAAATCAATCAATTATTTGAACGATCTGGATATAAAAACTATGCTGATTGGGGTAAGGCAATGGGGTTGCCTGGAGATTGGTTACTTGATCTTAAAAAGAAAGATACTATAAAGACTGTAGATATTACACGTTTAATAACTATTGCTGAATATAATCAAATTACTCTTGATGAACTATTAAAAGACAATAATGATAATTATATCCTTGACATTAATAGCGGCATGGAAGATAATGACATATATAAGCTATTAGGTCAAATTCAAACGCAATTAGAAGAAAATGAAGTAAAATTTAATGGTTTTATAATGAATAAGGAAAGTAAAGAAATAACTTATGATGTAATAGACGTATTAAAAGGATTGATTGGTAATAATTTATAATATTTAAAATTTCACATAGTCATTCAGTAATTCCACATGCCTAATACATATTTAATAAGAGTGGAGAATGACAAAGTGAAATTTCAAAAAATTAAAAAAAGAAAAGTATATGAAACTTGGCAACATAAAAATAGAGAAACAGGGTTGGTAAGTTTTATTTTTCACATACCAAATGGTAATTACCATTTTTATATTACTTGTTTTAAAAAACGTTGTGGATTAGAGCAATGTATAAAAGATAATTGTGATTTATACGTTTCTTATAATTCATTAAAATATGGATTAATGTTTAATACTTTTGATGAATGTAGAGAAGTTGTAATCCATTGGCATAAAGATAGAGGATAAGAAGAAGTTCTATCCTCATTTTTAATTAAAAATATAAAATAAATATGTTGACAATGATGCTGAGTGTGGTATTATTGATATTAAGATATAGATAATTTATGTTAATATAGAATTAGCATTTGGTGCAGATTTTTGGCTTGAAAAATGGAGCATGAGTGAGTATGAGGGAGATTGAGGGAGATTGAGGGAGGTAAAATTAATGTCTAAAATAATATCTGAAAAAATAATTTCAATATGAATGAAAGGAGGATGGTGATTAAGTGTATTTGAAAGAATGTGATACAAATATTGAAAACTTTGATGTAGCAGTCAATGTTTTATACAACGTAGTAGAACAAGAATTTAAAAAATATCCAGGGTTTAAAGGAATAATTTCATATGAAGATATTTTAAAAATATTTTACAGGTCTTCTTCTGTAGCAAATGTTTATCAAATACCAATAGAGGATTATGTTAAACTTACAATAGAATCTTACATTGCCTATGATACATTTTTGAAAAATGCTTATAATAGTGTTATACCAATAGACGGAGATAAAGCAGGTGCATATTTAAGGATATTGATTTGTAGATTATGTCGTGATGAAGATGGAAATGAAATTATTAATAATTTTATGGAACAATTCAGAAATATTATTGTAGAATTTAATGTTAGGATTAATCCAGAAGAAAAAATCTCTTATTGTGAATCTAAGATTGGCAAAAGAAATGCTTTGATTTTATATATTATGTTATCAGATTTTTATGAAATGTAGATTCGATTCAATAAAAGTAAAGGAGATATAATAAAAATATAATGATAGGATTACAAGAGTATATAGTAAATAATAATGTCTCAGTTATAGAATTAGCAAAAGAAATGGAAATACGTCCTGCTACAATATGGAGATGGTTTAATGTTAATAAGGTTTCAGAAAAATATCATGATTTTCTTTCAAATAAATTTGGAATAGATAAAGATTATATAAATAGAAAAGTTAATGATATAAATACATATCAACCTAGAAGGAAAGGTTTTAATGAATATATAATAAATGGCGAAGAAACAACAATACTTATAAAAAGAAAAAATAAAGAAATAGTAGAAATGATAATTGATACCGAAGATTTATTATTATTACAAAGTTATAATAGGGCAGTTCAAGTAATGTGGAATAATAATACTAAAACCTACTATGCTAGATTTTATATATATGATGGTATTGAAGATGGGAAAGTACGATATAAAGTATTATATATACATAGACTATTGGTTGATGCAAAGGAAGATGATTATGTCGATCATAAAGATTTAAATAGTCTTAATAATAGAAAGAAAAATTTACGAATAACACAAAATAGTCCAAATTTAAAACATAGATTAGATGCTAATTCAAATAATAAATCTGGATATCGAAGTGTACATTGGATAGAAAAACTTCAAAAATATATTGTGCAATTAACTATTGATGGAGTTAATACAAAATTGGGAGAATTTGAACCAAATGAACTAGATCAAGCTGTAGAATTTGCTAATAAAATGAGACAAAAATATTATGGCAGTTTTAAAGGTAAAGATGATATTATAAATTAACATGAAATGGAGGTTTGGATCAAATGTTAAATAGTATTCTGTATTTTAATGTTGCAACAACTTATATTGAAGGTAATCTTGTTAATTTTAAAAATCATATTTATATGGTTAAATTTTCGGAAAGAAAAACGCATACGAATATTATTACTGGTTATCTTCCACCTGAATACCCTATTGTAGAAAATGAATATTGGATATTGCGTGAATAAAGTTAAAACAAAAGAATCATTTCATAATTATTTTAGAAATAGAAAGGAAAATATATGATAGGATTGCAAGAAATTATGATAAATAATAATATAAATGTTTATCAATTTTCAGAAGAATTAGGTGTGACGCATAGTACTGTATATAGATGGTTTAATGAAAATAAAGTACCTAAAAAATATTATAGTATTATTTCGGAAAAATTAAATATTAATAAGGATTATATTAATAAAGTAGTTAATGATATTAGTACACATACTTCAAGAAAAAAAGATTTTAATTTTTATAGAATAGATGGAGATATTGTTTATATTGAATTAAAAAATAAAAAAGGAATAGTATTAGAAACACTAATTGATTTGGAAGATTTAAACCGTATTAAGGCTTTGGGAATATGTTGGAATGCTGCGTGGGCAAAAGATATACAAGATTATTATGCGAAATCATGTGAATATTTAGGAACCAAGAACGGAAAACCAAAATATAAAATACGTTATTTACATAGAGAAATAATGAACAATCCTAAAAATATGACGGTGGATCATAAAGAACATTATATACATAGTAGTTTAGATAATAGAAAAATAAATTTAAGAATAGCAGGAAGAAATAAAAATTCTAGTAATAGAAGTGGAGAAAATAAGAATTCAAGTACAGGTGTTAGAAATGTTCATTTAATAACAAAATATGGTGGCAAGCAAGTTTATAAAGTTCAAATTATGAAAAAAGGCATTAGTTATAGATGGGAGTTTAAATTAGATCAATTTGAAGAGGCATGTGAATTTGCTGAAAGAAAACGCAAAGAATTGTTTGGTGAATTTGCTGGAAATGGAGAAAATAAAAAGGATGATAATTATGTTTTTTAAGAGTATTGACTTATTACTATTAAAACTATAAAATATAAATATATAGAAAGGAGTATACATATTGAAACAAAAATCAAACATAGTAGGTTACAATCATGATGACATTTTACTTATCTGTAACAATGTTGAGCAAGCAATACAACATCTTGTTGTAGAGTTTGAAACTTTAAACAAACAAGAAAAAGCTGAACTAATAGTTATGTTTGAGAATTCAAATACATATGTGGGGCAGATATTAAAAACGATATATGAAAATAGTAATGTAAAGAAAAGAACTAGAAAAACAAAAAATACAGATGCTACAAATTAAGAAGGAGGAAGTATGAATTATTCAACTACTAAGAAAATTAGGAAATATAAAGATTGGTGATAAAACATTCAAAGAAAAAGATATAAGAATAAAAAATGAAATAAAACAGTTACAAGAATCTTTACAAAGAAATATTGATATTTATCAAAATGATATGGAAGTAAATCTTACACTAATTAGTATATAAAATCGTTATAAATGTTTGATTTTACATTAAATGTATAATATAATAATAAAGGAGAATAATATGTTTCGTAAATTAAAATCACTATGGAATAAACATCAATATAGTATTGAAGAAAATACATATATAAACACCCATAAATTTATTTGGGGAATTAAATCAGCAAGTGATCTGTCTTATGGTGAACCAGATTTATGTACAATGAATGATATTGATATTGTTTATGATAAAGAAAGTAAAATGTATTCACTTAGTATTGAAACTATATATCAATTTACCAATAATCAAGAAGGAGAGAAATTTTATATACAACATTTATTTAATAAATTGACGGAATGGATGGACAGTAAGGGGTATGATACTAATAGGGAATTAGATATTTATGATGTTTTTACCAGGGGAATAAATATTAATACTGAGTTTGAATCAATAGAAGAATTGTATGCTACTTTAAAGTTTTTGGTTAAAGGATTTTGTGATTAAAAAAGGAGGCTAATATGAAAATAGAAAGACAATTTGAAGAAAACGAATGGGTAAAAGAAATTACAGGGAAAGAATTTAGAGAATCAGGTGCATTATGGTTTGTTAATTCTATTTTACATCTGTTTGGTATGGCAATTACTTGGAATCCAGATACGGATGAATTAAAAGCTTCTATTGTACGGTATAGGGGTTTTGACAACAAGTATAATGATAAAGGATATAAGATGCTTAGTAATTATTTAAAAGATAATATAATTGAATTAGAAAAGGATTGTGATTAAATCATTATAAAATCCAGCTTTTATAATGTTATAAAAATAAATATAGGAGGAAGTAAAAAATGTATGGATATAATGAATATTATGATGAGCAGATTTATGAGCCAACGCCTTTAGATGAATTGTTTATAGAGTATAGAGAGAAATGTAAAACTATCCTTTTAGCATCAGTTCAAAGCGAAATTGATGATATTAAAAACAACAATATTCAACTAAGAGAAGAAAATCAAAAATTACGAAATGAAGCAAGGCAATTAAAAGAGGAAGTTAAATTATCGAATGAAAAGTGTAAAAATTCTCTATTCATTGATTTAATCTCAAACAATATTAATAAAGATAATTTCACTAAATTCCTTGCGGTTGTTTATGAAAAAGATTATGAAGAATCTTGGTCAACAGAAGAAACTCCATTATGGTTAAGGGTATTAACAGAATATTATTCACACAAAAATGAAATTATTGAAATGTTTAATATTCTTAATATAAAAAGACCAAAAGATATTAATAATTTTAGATTGCCTATAGATTGGAATGAAGAAGAATTAGATATCTTTTTTGATACTATGAGAAATCATTATAATTGCAATGGGAATTTCTTTCAATATAATTTGCATTTTTGGAGTAGTAGTTCTTTGAAATCCGTTAAAGAGCAATGTAATAAAAATTATTCGGAAATACCTTGGCAATATGTATTGAGAAATCCATTATTAAAAACAGAAAAGTATCTTAAATTAATGGGACAAAAAATGACTGAAACGCATGGAAATAATTTTGCAAATATTTATAAATATCAAAATTTAAATGAAAATGAAGTAAAAATTATATTAGATAATATTGATTATGCCAAATTGACAGGATTAAAAAATAATAGTATTGGTAATTTTATTCTGGAATATATACATCTTATAGATAACGATGATTTTTTAGATAAGATTTATCCTTTTATTAAAAAGGTATGGAATGAATTTAATTATATCAAACAAATGAAATCGAAATATATTAAAAAATATCTACTAGAACATAAAGAAGATGCTTTAGGATTGTTAAAAGAAAGTGATAAGTTATCTAAAAAAGATAAAGAAGAAATAATTAAACAATTAATAGATTAAAACCCCGATTTTATAACGAGTGAAGGGAGGCAGTTATGAGAGTATTTGAATTAAGTGATACCCAAATAGAAAAAATTAAACAATGGGATAATGCTGAAACTGGTCATAAATGCAATGCAAGTAAACGTGGTGACGTTACGGGTGCAAGATTGAGTTATACGTTTATTCCTACTGGATTAGATGATGTTGTCAAAGTTGAATGTGAATGCGGTGAGGTATTAGATGTTACTGAAGGTTGGGATTAGAATCGTAATCAAATAACCCTTTTAACTCAATATAGAAAGGAGAATTATGGATCGTTTTTTATCTTTGTTGCCTTATATTATTGGGGTTCCTTTGTGCATTTTAGCTCCAACTGGTTTTATCATGATGTTCGTTTTTGATAAACCTACCCTTGTTATTATTACAATAGCCTATTGTTTATTTTTATTAGGCGTTGGGTTAACACATACGATTAAACAAGTTTTAGATTAATTTCAACCAAATTTCTCTTTTGTGTACTTTTTGAAAGGAAGAATAAATATATGAAAGTAAAAGACTTCATAAATAAATTAGAAGATATTGGATATAATGACGATACCGAAATAGTTTTTGATTTGAAAAATGAAGATGGTGAAACATATTCAGATTATTATTGTCAATCAGTATATACCCATATGCCTTTTGTACTTAATGCAATAGGAATTGAGATTGATAGGGTTTACAAATAATTAAATCCCAATTTAATTTTGGACACGATTTATATTACTATTGCTATTTTTATGTTATTGTATTAAAATTATAATATAAATATACAGAAAGGAGATAATATGGATTACCCTTTTAATTTAAGTAACTCAAAAACCAATTTAGTTGAATTAAATAAAGAATTAGGTTTATGGTTATTAGAAAATAATTTCTCAGACGATATAAGAAACAAAATTTTATACTTTATTAATGAATCATATATGCAGGGTTTTAAAAGTGGATATTCTGAATGTAAGATTGTTAATTTTATAGATGAAGATACAGATGTTGAAGATGACCCATGTAGATTATGTGGTACTCAAAGATGTTATCCTGAGTATTGCGCTGAATTACATCCAGAATTGAAACATAAAAAAGTTGAGTTCAAATGAATGTTTTGTGATGATATTAAGGAAGGAGATTATTTACTATAGCAAAAGGTCAATTTAAACCATTTAATAAATATAAAATAAATGGTGATGAAACTATAATATATATCGAAAGAAGAGATGGAAGTGTCCAAGAAACAGTTATTGATACAGAAGAATTAGAAAAAATAAAAAGTATTGGTACTCCTTGGCATAGTCATTGGGCAAGAAAAACAAAATCATATTATTGTAGATGTTGTAAATACATAAGCGAACTAAAATATAGTAAAACAATTCAAATGTCTCGATTTATAGTAGACGCACAAGATGATGAAGTAGTTGATCATATAGATCATGACACTATGAATAATAAAAAAGAAAATTTAAGAGTAACCAAATTTATTAAAAATGTAGCAAATAGAAAAGGTGCAAACTCCAATAATAAAACTGGTGTTAGGAATGTAAATTACATAGAAAAACTAGATGAGTATTGGGTTCAAATTATGAAGAATGGAGTAAGATATAGGTGGATATTTCCTGGCGATCAGTTTAAAGAAGCATGTGAATTTGCTGAGATTAAACGAAAAGAGATATTTGGGGAATATGCAGGTAACGGATAAAACAGAAATATAAAACCAAAGAATAGTTTTATAATGAAACGAAAGAAGGAATGTTTTATGAAAACTTATATTAGTGAAATAAATAAAAAACAAAAAGAACACCCATGTAATAATTGTCAAGTAGGATGGGGTAATTATTGTTATGGCAAAGATGATAAAGGTGAATATATAGAAATGACTACATGTGCTGATAATTGTAAACATATAGAAGAATTTAATAAATCAATATAAATATTGTATTTTATAAAAAAGCAAAATAAAATTAGCAAAATATAAATTTGTTTAAAAAGTTTTGGCCAGTACAAAAACTGTATTCTATAATAATTTGGAGGTAAGATATGTGCGTTAAATTATGTTTATGTAATTCATGTTATAAGAAAAAGAATTGCTCTGATTGTGAATATATTGATGAACATAAAGAAGATGAATGTTGTGTTAAAGGAATTACATATTGCGTACATTATGAAATACGATAATATTTCGTTACCAAATCTACGTTTCATTCAAACTTTAAAGAAAGGAAATTATTTTATTTTGAAAGATATTTTATTAGATATCCTTGTGACAGTATTGTTAGGTTTAATAGGATTAATACTAATAGGTTTAATAATCAGTATAATAATAGGGGTCATAATAGGTTGTGTTACATTCCCTAAATATGTTGTTCCTATAGTTGTTATAATAATAAGTTATATTATTGGGAGATCAATAAAAAATGGATCACTTTATTAAATAGAATATCACTTTGGTAGTGATTAAAGAAAGGAGTTAATATGAGAGAAAGTAAACCAATGTATGTTATTGTAGACCATGAGAAAATTCTAGGATTAGTTTGGGAAACTGAATTAGGTAAAATAGTTACTTTTCAAGGAAATTTAGATATACAAGATAATTTATCTATTAGAGAAGTTGAAACTGGAAAAGAAATAGACAATATAGATTTAAGAAATGTATTAATGTCTATATTACCAAAATAAATAATATAATAAATCATCAATTTGGTGTTGATTTTAGAAAGGAGAAGTAATGGGAAAACAAATAGATAGAATTGATATAGTTTTTGAAAATTGTGAAGTAATACAAGTTCCGATGAGTGATGTTAGATTTATATGGTTAGGAGATATTAAAGAAAGATTATTTATAAATAATATTTGTTATCGAAAAAATGACGGTTTTGAATTGGACAAAAGTGCAACGCAAGCAAAATTAATAATTAAGAATAAACCAGAATATGAAAGAGTTAATAAATATAGTGACATTACTCATATTGATTTTATGAGAAATAATAAGTCTGTATCATACATAGGAATAAAATGGTTGGGAGAATCAGAATATCATAATGTTGGTCAAGAAGTAGAAATAGTAAAGGATGAAATATTTATTAATATAAATATTGAAAATGAAGATTAACATAAAATTCTAGATTTATAATGATTATGGTAAAATTGGATGCCTAAAGATTGGGATTCTTAGATTATAAATTATTTTAAATGAGGTTTATAATATGAATATAATACAAAGTAGAATGTTTATTGATGTTAAATATCTTACTGTAAGAAAGAATTATATTTGTGATAATTGTAAGTCTATTATTAATAAAGGAGATCGAGCTATATTAAAATATAATAGATATGCAACTACTAGTAATAAAGATAAAAGAAAATATTATTGTTTAAATTGTTCTGCTGTTGGCAATATGAGTGGTAAGATAATAAAAGATACAAATATTATGAAAACACCAAAATGCAAGACCTGTGAAAACTGCGAAGACTATGGATTAGACGAACATTTATTTATATGTGAGTATGTTGTTCCAGATTATGATACTTATGGTAATACTTTTGATGATGATTTTTTAGATGCATTAACTATTCTAATGGATACTTATAAAAAATCTAGTCCAGATTGGTGTCCATTAAGAGAAGAAAATAAAAAATATTATAAAAAGGAGGATTAAATTATGAAGAATAAACGACAAAACGTTAAAAATGATTTAAAAACATTAGGAAAAGATTTGGTTGATTTATTAAAAGAAATTATAGCTCATATAATTGTTTTACTCATTCCCAATTATATTGTGTATTTATGGTTTTTACATGACGTTAAAAAGCACATGTGGACTAAACAATATTTACGAGAATTTGAAATTAATATGAATGATTGTGTAGATGATAAATATATAAAACCTTATCAAAGAGATAAATTATTAAAAATTGCCAGACATAACTCTGAATTAGGTTATGAGAAATACAAATGGTGTTTTGAATGTAGTAAACGAAGGACTAAAGAATGTAATATGAAAGTTTGTTACTCAGAATTTAATAAAAATGGTGAGCCAAAGTTATTTAATGATATATGGATGAAGTAAGGGAGGAGGTAAAAAGATGAATATAGTTATTATAGTTATTGGAATATTTTCTGCTATTAATGCTATGTATAATGCTCATTTAAATGATAAGTTAAGATGTAGAGTTGAAGAATTAGAAAAGAAAAATTCAAAAAATATAGTTACAAATAAACAACAACAAACATTTCAAAAAATATGTGAAATCTATAATATTGACCCTGAGACATATACATATTATCAATTTGTTTGCGATGTGTTTTTAAAGATTAATGAGATCGAGAAGAAATTATGGGACAAATAGAATATTGGACTTATTCAGCTAAAGATACTAACGCTTATATTTGGTTTGATGGACAGAGTAGATATATTAAAATATCTAAAAACGATTTAAGAAAAATGCTAGATTGGATAGATACTGATAAAAAGTTGAAAATATTAGATTCTAGGAATGCCTAAAGAATGGGATTCTTATTAACACATTTTTTAAATTGTAATTAAAATAAAAATATAAATAAGGAGGTAAAAACAAATAGCAAAAATTGAATTAGATAAGTATTATACTCCACCTGATTTAGCAAAATATATAGTGGATAAAACAAAAGAAATTATAGGTGAAGATAATATCACAGAATACATAGAACCGTCAGCAGGAGCAGGGGTATTTTTAGATTATTTAGATAAACCATATCTAGCTTATGATATTGAACCAGAAGATAATAGAATTAAGAAACAAAATTTTTTAGAATTGAATTTAGAGTATAAGAAAGGAAGGTGTGTGATTGGTAATCCACCCTATGGAGAATTTAATCTCTTATCTGAAAAATTTTATAAAAAATCAATTCAAATTTGTGATTATATATCTTTCATTCAACCTATTAGCCAATATAAAAATAATATAAAATTATATGAATTTGACCTAATATATAGTGAAGATTTGGGTAAACGAGTATATACAGATAGAGAAATTCATTGTTGTTTAAATATTTACCGAAGACCTATAAATGGAAAAATCAATAAAAAACAAAATTATAAATTAAAGGATGTATCAATTACAAGATTAGATAGGGGGAGTAAAACAGTTATCAATGAATATGATATTAATATTTGTTCTTATGGTGCATCAATAGGTAAAATACCTGAATACATAGGGCAATATAGTCAAGAACTTTATATAAAAATACATAATAATAAATATAAAGAACAAATCAAATTTTTAATTATTAATACTAATTGGAAAGAAATAATTGAAATGACTGCAACACCAAAACTTCAAATATGGAGAGTTTATAAATACATAAAAGAAAAAATACCTGAAATAAGTTAAAAATCAAAAATTATAAACACCGTTAAAATGGGATTCTTAATCAGTAAAAACATAACCAAATTTGAGATTTATCACATTATTTAAGAAGGGAATAATTATGGATACAATTGAAGAATACATATTAAATTGCTTTGAGGAAAACAAAGAAAATAATTTTCACTATTCAAAAATAGGCGTATTCACTAATGACCGAAATAAAGTAGAAAAGTTATTTACCAATATCTATCACGATAAAAGACAGGAGATAGATTATTATAGAAACTCAAGAGAAATACAAGAAATAAGATTATTAGATGGCACACAATATTTATGGATTAGACCAAATGACAAATCAAGAGGACATAAATGCGGAAAAGCGTATATAGATAAAAATTTAACATTAAATGAATTAGATTATGTAATACCTAGTTGTTATTGTTCAAGAGAAAATGTAATTGTGTTTTAAATCAACACAAAAACTATGTTTCATAATGATTGGAGGTAAATATGGCTAAATGGTGTAATACATACGGCAGTTGGTGTGCTGACGTAGAAGAAATCACAGATGGGCAATACTCTTGTAGTCTTAATTGTAATGATTGTGAAGACATGGAAATAATTGAATATACAAAAGGGTGTTACGAGGCATTTAAAGAGGAGTGTTGATAAATTCTCTATTTGGTGCAGAAATGAAGTCCGAAATTTGGGCGTTTGTGAGGCATGATTTTCTGAAAAAAATCTATTAAAAGCATAAAATAAAAATAAGGAGGATAATAATACATAAATTGATTGAATTGAATACTATTTATAATGAAGATTGTATTAAAGAAAATGGTATGTGTTTAATACCAGATAAAAGTATTGATATGATCTTATGTGATTTGCCGTATGGGGTTACGGCAAGAAATAAATGGGATGAGATAATTCCATTTGAACCATTATGGGAGCAGTATGAAAGAATTATAAAAGATAATGGGATGATGTGTTTTACTGCTACACAACCATTTGCAACTAAATTAATTAATAGTAATAATAAATTATTTAAATATGATTTAATATGGGATAAAAAATTATCAACAGGTTTTTTAAATGCCAAAAGACAACCTTTAAGAAGACATGAATTAATATTATGTTTTTATAAAAAAATGCCTACATATAATCCAATTATGAGAAAAGGAAAACAGAGAAGTAAAGGTGGAAAACTTTATTCTTTAAGTGATTGTTATGGCACTATAAATCAACCTAAAGAAAAAGAAATATATGATGAATACTATCCAACAAGCATTATTGAAATCGGTAACGCAAATCAGAAAGAAAATGTTCATCCTACTCAAAAACCAGTAGAATTAATAGAATGGTTAATAAATACATATACAAACGAAAATGAACTCATATTAGATTTTACTTGTGGATCGGGTAGTACATTACTGGCATCAAGAAACTTAAAAAGAAAATGTATAGGAATAGAATTAGACGAAAAGTATTGTGAAATTGCTAAAAATAGATTAATAGCATAATTTATAAACGCCTATATAATTGGATTTATAATTCACAAAATCATGATGAAATTTTTGTTTGATTAAAAGTTATAGAAAGGAGAGTCAAAAACATAGAAATTAATAAAATATACAATGAAGATTGCAATGAATTTATGAAACAATTGCCTAATGAATATATTGATTTAATAATCGCTGACCCACCATATAAAATAGAAGCTGGTGGAGGAGCAGGGAAAATGAGAAGTGGGATATTTTATAGAAATAAAGAAGAAAGAAAATTATTTGATTATCTTCAAGCTGATCAATATATGAGTGAATTTAAAAGAATATTAAAACCGTCTGCTCATTTATATGTTTATAGTAATGATAAAAATTTATTAGATATTTTGTATAATGCAGATAAATGTGGTTTAAAGTTGATGAATGTAATAGTTCTGAATAAAGGTAATAAAGTAATATTCGGTTGGTATATGAAACAAATAGAATTTGTATTATTATTTAGAAATTCTATTGGTAAGGCAAAACAAGTAAATAATAATTCCATATCTAATTTAATAGATGTAAAATTCCCTAAAGGTAAAAAAAGGAAACATCCATCTGAAAAAAGTGTAGAAATTGCTGATATCCTAATAACTCAATCTTCAAATGAAAATGATTTAGTTTATATTCCTTTTGCTGGTTCAGGTAGTGAAATTGAAAGTTGTATTAAAAATAATCGTAATTGGCTGGCAACCGAAACTAAATCAAAATACATAGATGAAATTATAACACCTAGAATCAAAAATATAATATAAACAAATAGGAACAAAATCATTATAAAAGTCTGATTTCATCACAATATTGTAAAAATCAGTATTTTACGGGTTTCCAACGAATGCACACAAATAAAACCCAATATATAGGGATTAAATAGGTATATCGGTTGGTTTTAACCCGTAAAAGTATAAAAATATTTGAATCAAATGCGTCTTTGGTAATGTTATTAAAATAAAAATATAAAGAAGGTGATAATATAGCAAAGGGATATTTTAAAGGATTTAATAATTATGAAATACGTGGTGAAGATATTGTATTATTTATTGAGCATAAGAATAAAATTCTTGAATGTTTTGTAGATTTAGAAAAATTAGATAAACTTATTAAAGCAGGATATAGATGGAATGCTCAATGGGATAAGGGATCACAAATATATTATGTTCGTACAATGGTGTATCCATCTGGAGAACATCCAAAAACAATCTCTATACATAGATTTTTAACAGATGCTACTGAGAAACATATACGAGTAGACCATAAAGATCACAATGGATTAAATAATAGAGAATCTAATTTAAGAGTAACATTACATCCTAATAATAATCAGAATCGTAAAAGCAAAAATTCTAATAATAAAAGTGGTTATAGAAATGTATTTTGGAATTCTCAAAGAGAAAAATGGCAAGTGTCATTGTGTCGAAATAATAAACGAATAATAATAGGTTATTTTGATGATGTTAATGAAGCTGGAAGGATTGCAGAAGAAGCAAGACAAAAATATTATGGCAAGTTTGCTGGTTTATCATAGTTAAAACCAACCTAGTTTTTGGTCATGAAATTAAATGCTTGACAAATTTTTATTAAAAGTATAAAATAAATATACAAACGAAAGGAGGAAGTTATGGATAAAATTCAAAACCTTAAACAACAATTAGATTATCATGATGATTTGTACTATAACAAAGATAATCCTGAATTATCTGATGCAGAATATGATGCTTTAAAATCACAATATTTATCTTTAACTAACCAACAAGAATACAATTATGTACCTGGAGAAGCACAATTTAAAAAATATACACATCAATTTCCTGTTAAATCATTAGGTAAAATTAATACTATTGAACAAGCAAAAACGGAAATTAAAAGACTTTTTCCAGTAGTTATTGAACCAAAATATGATGGGTTGACTTTAGTTTTGTATCCTGATGGGAAAATAGTTACAAGAGGTAATGGGTTAATAGGGGAAGATGTTACTTATTGTGCAAGCAAATTCGTAAATAAAAATCATCCCTTTAAATATTTACCATTTGATTTACCTATTCGTGGTGAAGCAATAATGCCTATTTCTTTATTTAAAGAAATAAATGCAAAAAGAGAATTAGAAGGTAAAGAATTATTTAAAAATCCTAGAAATGCAATAGCAGGTATTTTAAGGAATAAAGATAATTCTAATGTACCAGAGGGTTTAAGATTTATTGCTTATGAAATTGTAGGATCAGCAAATTCTCATATTCGGCAATTATTAGAACTTAGAGAATACTTTGAGATTCCTGAAGCAGATACCATATGGAATTATAGTGAAATAGATGATGCAATTAGTTTTATTGAAAATTTTGATCGTTTAAAATTAGATTATGAGATTGATGGTCTTGTTATTAAATCTAATAAAGCGAATGCTTTAGATGTGTTTGGTGAAGTTGAACATCACCCGAATTCTGCTGTGGCTTTCAAATTTCCAAATCAAGGTGAGTGGAGTGTTTTAAACTCTATAACTTGGCAAACAGGCAGAACGGGTAGGGTGACTCCTGTAGCTGAATTGAAGCCTGTAGATATCTTAGGAAGCACTATAGAACGTGCTACGTTGCATAATATAGGGTATATTAATGCATTAGGGTTACAAATAGGTGATGAAATATTAGTAGTTAAAAGTAATGATGTAATTCCTGCTGTTATTCAATGTAAAGAAACTGAAAGTAGTGAACCTATAGAGATTATAGATGAATGTCCTTCATGTGGAAGTAAATTAAAGACTATAAATGATCAATTATTTTGTACTAACGATAATTGTCAAGCAAAATTACTTTACAAAACATCACATATGGTTAGTCGGGATGCCTTAAATATTGATGGATTAAGTGAACAAACCGTATTAAAAATGATTGAAGCAGGATATATCCAAGAACCTTGGGATATATTTGATATTACTGAAGAACAAATTTTAAGACTAGATGGTTTTGCTAAAAAGTCTGCTAAGAAAACATATGAAGCAATTCAAAACGCTAGAAATTGCGATTTTGATAGAGCAATTTATGCAAGTGGAATTGAATTAGTTGGCAGAAAAGTAAGTAAAGATATTGCTAAAAAATTTGGTTCTTATAATGAATTGATTAATTGTTGTTTTTTAGAAGGTGTATTATCTAAAATAGATGGTATCGGTGATAGTATTATTCAAAGTTTTGTTAATAATATTGACCAACTTGAAAAGTTAGTTAAATATCTTAATATTCAAAAACCAGAAGAAAAGAAAGAATCAACCTTTAAACCACTAGATAACTTAACCTTTGTTGTCACTGGCAACGTAGAAACATTTAAAAACCGTAAAGAGTTAGAAGAATTAATTACTTCTCTTAATGGTAAGTTGAGTGGATCAGTTTCAAGTAAAACTAATTACCTAATTAATAACGATGTTACTTCAAGTTCTGGTAAAAATAAAAAGGCAAAGGAATTGAATGTGCCAATTATTAGTGAAGCACAATTTAATGAAATGATAGGCAGGTAAAAATTTTACTTGCCAAATCATTATAATAGTAATATAATAATATAAGGAGAGGAGGTATTTATTGAAACCAATATATACATATGAATATATAAAAAACTATGTGGAAGTTGAAAGTGAATCTGGTTGTTTATTAATACAGTATAAAAATACAAGTGAAATTATATTAAAGTGTCAATGCGGAGAAGAATTTAAAGTTAGTTTCTATAATTTTAAAAATAAAGGTAAACAACAATGTAATATTTGTAGGGGATATACAGATTGGGATATAGTTAAAATAGAAAAATTATTTAAACAATATGGTTATAAACTTGTAATTGTTAATGAATATAAAGATATGAGACAGAAATTTACTATAATAGATCAAGAGGGTTATCAATATTATGTAAATCTTTATCAATTTAATAAAAGTAAAAATCCAAGAAAATTTGATAAATCAAATCCATATACTACTGAGAATATAAAATTATGGTGCAAATTAAATAATAAACCGTTTGAATTAATAAGTGATAAATACAATGGTTCAGATAAAAAACTTAAATGGAAATGTTTAAAAGAAGGATGTGGAGAAATATTTGAGCAGAATTGGAATAATATAACTACTGGATATGGATGTAGTTATTGTTCAAATTATCAAGTAGGTATTTTAAATTGCCTAGCAACTAAAAATCCTCAATTAGCATTTGAATGGCATCCAACTTTAAACGGTGATTTAACTCCTTGGGATATTGTATTTGGTAGTCATAAAGAAGTTTGGTGGCAATGCGAAAAAGGGCATGAATGGCTTGCAACTATAAAAAATAGAAGCAAAGAAAAAGGTACAGGATGCCCTTATTGTGCAGGTTTATTACCTACAAAAGATAATAATTTATTAATTGTCAATCCTTTGCTATGTGAAGAATGGAATTATAAAAAGAATAAGAAAAAACCTGAAGAATATCTTCCTAATAGTGGGGAATATGCTTATTGGAAATGCAAAGAATGTAATTGGGAATGGGAAGCAAGAATATATAGCAGAAACATTGGCAGGGGTTGCCCACAATGCAGTAAATCAATGGGTGAGAAAAAAATTAGAAAGTGGTTAGATAATAATAATATATTATATGAAACACAAAAAGAGTTTGATAGTCTTATAGGTATTAATAAAGGTTTATTATCTTATGATTTTTATTTACTACAATATAATTTATTAATTGAATATCAAGGAGAACAACATGAAAAACCAGTAGATTTTAATGGTTTTGGTTTAAAGTATGCTAAAAAAATATTTAAACAACAATTAGAACATGACAAACGTAAACGAGAATACGCACAAAATAATAATATAAATTTATTTGAAATATGGTATTATGATTATGATAATATTGAAAAAATATTAAATAATAAAATATTAAGAAAGGAGGACAACTATGATCGAATTAATGTCTAACCCATATAAATCAATTGTAGTAAAAACAGAAGAAGAAAATCCCGTTGTTATCTCAGAGGGTGATGATATTGAATTTACTTTAGAATCTGGTGAAGTTAAGAAGGGTACTGTAACTAAATTTAGCGGAAAAGATGATAAGTTAAAAATACAAATGTTAGCAGAAGATAAAACTTGTGAAGTTATTTATCCAACCGTTGTAATGGTTGATGGTAGTTTAAAGTTAGTAGAAGAAAACTAAATTAATTATAACTAAAAATATAAAATAAATAAATTGGAGGAAATTATTACATATGAGCGAAGCTAATACTATGTTACGTGAAGCAGAAAATAAGGTTTTTGTTGAGGGTATTGTATCCGAAATCAATTTAGAGGTTAAAGACATTCAAGGTAAAGAAGCTATTACTGGTAATTTAGTAATTGAAACTGGTGAAAATTCTATTTGCACAGTAGATGTTTTTGCTAATAAGTATAAAAAAGATAGTACTGATGAAAATTCAGTATTTAAAGGTTTATCTACTGTAATGAATGAATATAAATCAATTGCTAAAGTAGGGAAAGATGAAGCAGATAAAGTAAAGATATCTGGTGCAAAAATTACAGTAAATGATTATTACAATGGAGCAGATGTACTAAAATCAGATATTAAAGTACAAACTAATTTTGTTAATAGGTTGAAAACAGGAGAAGAATTTGATCCTAAAGCAGAATTTGAAATTGAAGTATTTATTCATAAGATTAATGATGAAGTAGATTCAAATGGAGATGTAACAGGTAATAAAATTATTAGTGGCCTTGTACCCGTTTATAATGGTAAGATTGTTCCGATGGAATTTATCGTTAAAGACCCAGAAATTATTCAAGGAATTGATTCTTTATATGAACCTGGACAAACAGTTAAATTATATGGAAATGTAAATGTTTTTGTTACTACAACTAAAACTATTGTCCCTGTGGCTATAGGTAAACCAAAAGAAGTTATTAAGACTTTAACTAATAGAGAATTAATAGTAACTGGTGGTAGTGAACCGTATTTAGAAGATAATCCAAATGTTTTTTCAGTTGAAACAGTTAAAAATGCTATGGCTGCTAGAGAAGAAATGTTAGCAGAACTAAAAACTAAGAAAGAAAAGAAAGGTAATTCTAGTTCTGGTGGAAAAACTGCATCTTCTACCCCTAAGAGTGGTAAGCAATTACCATTTTAAATAATCAATTAAATTACTAAAATAAATAGGGTAGATAATATTATTATTTACCCTATATACTTTGAAAGGAGATTATATGATAGATATATTTAATCCACAAGTTTCAGTTGTTGCTAAAGGACTTGAAGGTAAAAGGATAATGGTTTATGGAGGCAATAACTTAGGGAAAACAAAACAATCGACAAGAATGAAAAAACCTTTCTATTTACCATTTGAAAAAGGTGTAAATGCTATATCTGGTGTCCCTTTTGTTCCTATTAATAGTTGGGCAGACTTTAAAAAAGTTAATAAACAATTAACAAGCCTTGCGACAGTAGAGAAGGCAAAGGAATTATATAATACAATAATTTTTGATGAAGTTGAAGCATCAGCTAAGTATTGCCAAAGGTACATAAATAGTCTATATGGTGTATCTCGTTTAAAAGATGGTAATGATGGTTTTGGATTATGGAAAGAATATGAAACTGAATATTGGGAAGAGATTAATAAATTAACTGGTGCAGGTTATACAATAATTTTTATAGCTCATCAAACCGAAAATAAAGATGGTTTTATTCTTCCAAAAGGTGACAAACGAGCATTAGAACCTATTATTGATAACTGTGATATTGTTGTTCATCTTGAATCAAATGGTGTGGATGAAGAAGGGAAAGTAATTAATTCATCTGGTTATTTAGCACAAACAGATAAATTCTTTGCTCGTAGTAGATTTGATTATATTGATACGCATATTGATAATTTCACAGCAGAGAATCTTGAGTCAGTAATTATTGAAGCAATTAAACGGCAGGAAGAAGCAGAAGGGATACAGGCAGTAACTTTCCAAGAGCAAAAGACTATCTTTGAATCTAAACCTATTAATTATGATGCATTAATGGAAAAGATAGGCGAAGCTGGAGAGAAATTAATAGATGCTAATAAATCAGATATTCTTGTTGAAATTATAGAAAAACATCTTGGCAAAGGTAAAAAGGTTAGTGAATGTACTAAAATGCAGATTGAAGTTATGTCTGTAATCTATGATGATTTATGCGATAAGGTAGAAGAATTAGGATTATAATAGATTAAGTTATTAAATAGGGCAGATATTTTCATCTGCCTTATTATTTATAATGGAGTTGATCTTATGGCAGGTAGACCAAGAATCTGTCCTTTATGCAAAGAACCAGTTTCTAAAGAAGAAAGTTTTGAGTATAAGAAAAAGTATTATCATGAAAAATGCTTTAATAGTTTTACTAAAGGGACTTCTAAAAAAGTAAAAGAGAAAAAACAACAACAAATAATTGAGCAAGCGAAAAAAGAGATTATAAAAGATACTCATATTACTCTTGAGCAAAATATCTCTGATACCGATATTCTTGCAAAAGAGAAAGTAATTACATATTTAAAAGAATTATTAAATATTAAACAATTAAATGTTAAGGTGTATAAATTACTTAAAGATTATTACACAAATTATAAATTTAGTTATGAAGGTATGTTAATTGCTTTAAAATATTTTTATGGAACACAAGATAACCCTATAACATCTGATTGTGTTGGTATTATACCTTATATATATGAAGAAGCACAAGAATATGAAAGGATGAAAAAATCAATAGATAGACAAATGAGCAATATAAATGTAAATGATATTGTAATAGAAAAAACGGTAAAAATTAAAAAACCAGTATATGATATAAAAAATAAACTAATTGATATAGATGAATTGAGGTGATAAACATTTGAGTTTATCCTGTAAAAGAAGTTATCTACAAGTATTAGGATGTTTATTACAAAAACCAGAATTACTAAGTGATAGTAGCTATAACTTAGATCGTGATGACTTTGATGAAATATTCCATAAAATGATTTTTGCTTCAATACATAATTTATATTTGCAAGGTATTAAAAATATTGATTATATAGCAATTGATAATTATTTAGCACCATATGAATTACAATATAAAATATTTAATGAAAATAATGGGATGGATTATATTATTGAATGTCAGAATAATAGCGACTTAGAAAACTTTGATTATTATTATCAAAGAATGAAGAAGTTTAGTTTACTTAGAGATTTATCAGATAAAGGTATTGATATTAGACTAATATATGATGAAACATTAGTTGAACCAAAAGAACAAGAAAAGATGCAATCATACTTTGATACACTTTCTGTCCAAGATATATTTAATATAGTTGAGAAAAAAGTTATTGATATTAAAAATAAACATTTAACAAATATAGATAATCAAGGACAAAAGGCAGGAAAGGGATTACGAGAATTAAAAGAAAGATGTAAAGAAACTCCTGATATTGGTATACCGATGGCAAGTAATATAATGAATACTATTGTGAGAGGTGCAAGATTAAAAAAATTCTATTTAAGGTCTGCTCCAACTGGAATAGGTAAACTATCAGCGTAAATATTAAGTTATTTTTCTATCTATAAACAATATAAAAGGAGGTGATGTATATGGGTAAAATTAACTACGAAGAGTACAATCAAAAATTAGAAACAGCGAAATATAAATATGCTATGGGGAATAGTATTACTAAAATAGCAAAAGAATTGGATATGGATAGAGGGACTTTAAGTAAGAATTTTAAATTATCTGGATTTAATATAGTAAATAATCAAAATGATAATCGTTGTTTAAGTAATTTGTTCCATATTATTAATACTGAAGAAAAAGCATATTGGTTGGGATTTTTATATGCTGACGGATATATTTCTTCTGCGACAAATATAATTGAATTATGTCTAAAAGCAGAAGATAAAGAGCATATACAAAAATTCAAATCTTTTTTGAATCATGTTAATAAAATTGGAGAAAAAAATATAAAATTAAATGAAGAAAATTATAAAGCTTATAGAATTAGTTTTAATGACAAGATAATGAAACAAGATTTAATAAATAAAGGATGTACTCCAAATAAAAGTTTAACTTTAACTTTCCCTAAAGAAAATCAAGTTCCTAATTATTTAATAAGACATTTTGTACGTGGTTATATTGATGGAGATGGTTCATTAATATACACAAATAAAACATTTAAAATAGAAGTATTAGGAACTAAATCATTTTTAGAAACAATGTGTTTAGTTATGGGATGGAAACTTAATACTTTGTCTTCTAAAGAAAATATTTATACATGGGAATGTAATGATAAACAAACAATTCCATATATATTAGATCAATTATATAAAGAAAGTAAAATATATTTAGATAGAAAATATGACTTATATTTACGAATGATAAATGCCGTGTTAGGAAGAAATTCTTAATATTATAAGTGCGAAATTAAGCGGGAAAGTCCTCCCTCTTTGATAGGATAACCCGAACCGAAGGCTAAAATTAAAAATTTAGTCAGGGGCAGAGCATAGGAATTGAAACTACTATTTAAAAGTAGAATATAATATTCCCAAGAGTTCGCACCACCTTAACGTAAAGCCGAAGGTGAAAAGATATGCCGAGCTAATCTGTAATGGATTAGAAGTAAGGATAAAAAGCCTTACGATAACATAACTGAAATCCAGACTTGCCGCTGCTGATGCTTGTAGTTATGCTGTACCTTATATATGGGATTTAAAAGAAAAGAAATGGATGTATAGAGGTATATCTGAACCCACACTTTATATTACAACGGAGCTTGAAATAGAAGAAATCCAAACAATGTTTTTAGCTTATGTGAGTGGAGTTAATGAAGAAAAAATATTAGATGGTAAATATATTGGTAATGAAGAAGATGAAGAAGGTAGAGTAGATCAAGCAATTGAGTTTATTGAACAATCTCCTTTATGGATTGAGTATTTATCAGATTTTAATATTGAAGATATTGAGACAGTAATAAGACGGTACCAAATTGATCATAAAGTACAATATGTTTTATTTGATTATCTACATACTTCTTTAAAACTTATAACTGAAATTGCTACTGCATCAAGAGGTATGAAATTAAGAGAAGACCAAGTATTATTAATGTTTTCTGATAGATTGAAAGCAATGTGTAATACACTAAATGTGCATATTGATAGTTCTACTCAAACCAACGGAGATTATAAAAATATTAAAGATGCAGATCAAAATGTTCTACGTGGTGCAAAAGCTGTAGCTGATAAAATTGATGTTGGTGTAGTTGCTCTTGAACCCACTAATTCAGATATAGAAGCATTACAACCTATATTATCAAAAGGTATTTATCCTGTCCCTAATATGGTTTATCACATTTATAAAGTTAGGAGAGGAAAACTTACTAGGGTTAAATTATGGCAGTATATTAATCTTGGTAATATGAGAGGTCAAGATTTATTTCTTACAAACAATAAATATCAAATAATACCCGTAGAATCTACAAAAATTGAAATGATTGATGCAATGATTAATGAACATTCAGTTGACCAAAAAGAAATAGAATCTGATAAAGAAGATAATAAAAATTCAACTAAAGCACTATTCAATTTTTAAGGGGTGTGAATAGATGCTAGATAAAGAAAAAATAAAGGAATCTTTAGATGATAGTGATATTAAATTTATACTTAAAGATTTAGGAAGTGATGAACCTCGTACTGATAAAGACGGTAATTTAATCTTCCAAACCGTTTGTCATAATATTAACGGTGGTTCTTATAAGTTATATTACTATAGAGATACAAAAACTTTCAGGTGCTATACTGAATGTTCTGATACTTTTGATATTTATGAATTAGTAAGACGTTCAAAATTACGTAAGAATATTAAACTAACTTTTTATGAATGTATTAAACATGTTGCTGCACTTACAAATAAAATTATTCATTGTTCTTCTATATTGTCAAATGCTAGTAAAGAGTATTTAATAGATGATTGGGAATGGATTAATCGGTATAAAAGGGTAGAAAAACCTAAAGCTAATATACCTATTATTAATGATAAAGTTTTAGAAGTATTTAAAGAATTCTATCACGAATCATGGATAAATGAAGGTATCTCTATGGAGACAATGAGTAAATATGGTATTAAGTATTATATAAAAGATGATAAGATAATTATCCCCCATTATGATATTGATAATAATTTAATAGGTATTAGGGGCAGAGCATTACGGGAAGAAGATGTATTATCAGGTAAAAAATATATGCCTTTAATGGTAGAAAAACAATTATATAATCATCCTTTAGCATTAAACCTATATGGTTTAAATCATACTCAACAAGCTATCAAAAGAATAAAAAAAGTAATATTTTTTGAAGCTGAAAAAAGTGTTATGCAATGTGATACTTTTTTTGGAGAAGATTGTTTTGCAGTTGCTACATGTGGTATGTCTATATCTAAATGGCATAGAGATATGGTACTTTCCTTAAATCCAGAGGAAGTTTTTATCGCTTATGATAAAGGGTTTACTGATCCTAATAGTAAAGAAGCATATGATTGTGCTAAGAATGTATTAAAACAAACCTATCCTTTCACACCTTTTGTACGGACATATATATTATGGGATGATTTAGGTTTATTACCTTATAAAGCATCTCCTTCTGATATGGGAAAGGATATATTATTAGAATTAATGAAACATAAGTATGAAATTAAAACAAAGAATGGAGAAGATTTAGAAATATGCAGTATAAATTAATAGGAAAGAATGATTATTTAATTAATCCGATAGAAACTATTTTATATAATAGAGGAATTACTAATATTGAAGATTTTCTTAATGTAAATTTAAAACATACATATCATTACTCACAATTAAAAAATATTGACATAGCAGTAAAATGTTTATTGAATCATTTACAAAATAATAATATAATATTTATACAAATAGACTCAGACTTCGATGGTTTTTCTTCGGCTTCACTTTTATATAATTACATAAAATTAATTTGCCCTAATAGTAATATAATTTGGGAAGTACCTGAAGGAAAGGAACATGGTATAGATATAGATAAAATTAGTGATGATGTATCTCTTGTGATTATTCCAGATGCAGGTTCTAATGATTTAGAACAACATAAGATATTAAAAGAAAGAGGAATTGATTGTTTAGTTCTTGATCATCATAAAATAGATAAAAAAGAAAGTACTGATGCAATTATAGTAAATAATCAAATAGGTGATTATCCGAATAAAAATTTATCTGGTGTGGGAGTTGTTTATAAATTTTGTCAAGCGTTAGATGATGAATTAAATATGCAGTATGCTGATAATTTCTTAGATCTAGTCGCATGTGGGAATATTGCAGATGTAATGGATTTAAGAAGTTTAGAAACACGTTATTATGTTTTAAAAGGGTTAAAGAATATTAATAATCCATTTCTAAAAGAATTATTTGTAAAACAATCTTATTCAACTAAGGGAATAATCAATATTATTAATTGTGCTTTTTATATTGCTCCTTTGGTTAATGCTTGTGTTCGTTTTGGGACTCAAGAAGAAAAGGAAAATATGTTTAAAGCGTTTATCGGTAGTAATGAAACACTTCCTTATAAAAAACGTGGTACAAAGGAAGAAATTCAACAACCTATAACTGAAGCAATGGCAAGAATTTGTACTAATATTAAAGCAAGGCAAAATAGGGAGAGAGATAAAAATTTAATTGTATTAGAAGAAAGAATTCAAGAAAAGAAATTGTTAGAAAATAAAATTCTTATTATAGATGTTACTAATATTCTCGAAAAGACTCTTACTGGATTAGTTGCTGGTCAATTGGCTGAAAAATATAAAAGACCAGTTATATTATTAAGGTATAATGAAAAAAAGAATCATTATGGCGGTAGTGCTAGGGGGTATGAAAAAGGTGTAATTAAAAATATACAACAATTTTTGTTAGATTCTCATAAATTCTTATATGCTCTTGGTCATCCTAATGCTTGTGGGATTGGGATTACTTTTGATAATATTATCAAGGCAAATGATATTTTTAATGAAAAACTAAAAGATGTAGTGTTTGAAGATATATATGATGTTGATTTTATAATTCCTAGTAATAATATTAATAAAGAATTTATATTAAATATGAATAAATATAGTAATATCTGGGGTGGAGGAATTGATGAACCATTAATTTGTTTTTCAGGAATAATAATAATTGCAAATGATGTTGCTATATTAGGAAAAGAACAAAATACTATTAAGTTCACATATAGAGATATTGAATTTATAAAATTTAATTGTAATGAAGAACAGATTAATAATATAAAAAATACTGCAAAAACAGTTGAAGTTGATATAGTTGGTAGATGCGGAGTAAATGAGTATAAAGGTAATATATCAGCACAAGTAATCATAAGTGATTTTAATGTTAAGAAGACTAAAAAATTTGTGTTTTAAAGGGTGAAATATATTGGAGCAAAAATATTTTAATCTACATAATCATACAAATTACTCAAATCTAAGGCTTGTAGACTGTATTACTAAAGTCGATAAATTAATAGATAGAGCAATTGAATTAGATTATAGTGGTTTAGCAATAACTGAACATGAATGTATATCATCACATATAGAAGCAATTAAACATATTAAAATATTACGTGAAGAAAATAAAATTGACGATAATTGGAAGTTGATTCTTGGTAATGAAATTTATCTAGTTGATGATAAATATTGTTTAAAAGAGAATTATATTTCAGGAGAAACAAAGTTTTATCATTTTATTTTATTAGCAAAAGATAAAGAAGGCCATAAACAAATTAGAGAATTATCATCAATTGCTTGGGATAATCTTTATTCTACTGGACAGATGGAAAGAGTACCTACTGGCAAAAGTGACTTAGAAAGAGTTATCAAAGGGAATCATGTAATTGGGAGTACTGCCTGTTTAGGAGGTGAGTTCTCTCAATTAATATTGAAATTAATAGAATTAGAGCAGAGTAATAATATAAAGCTAGTAGAAGAAATTAAATGGCGAATAGATAATTTTATTCAGTGGTGCATCTCAGTATTTGGTAAAGAGTGTTTTTTTATCGAAATCCAACCTTCAAATATGATTGGACAAATTGAATTTAATAAAAAAGCTATAGAAATTGCTAAAGCATATGGTTTAAAGTGGATTGTAACAACAGATACACATTATCTTAATAAAGAGGATAGAATGATTCATAAAGCCTATTTAAATTCTAAAGATGGAGATAGAGAAGTAGATGATTTTTATTCTTCTACATATTTACAATCCATCGAAGAAATTAAAGATTACTTATCATATTTAAATAAAGAAGACATTGAACAAGCAATAAATAATACTTTATTAATTGGGAATATGGTAGAAAATTATGATTTAAAAAGTAATGTTATAGTTCCTAGAATTACTTTACCTAAGTTTGAAGTAGAACATATTTTTAAGCAAGTATATGAAAAATATCCTTATTTAGAAAAGTTTGCTTACAGTAATGATGATCAGGATAGATATTTATTTAAACTTATAGAAGAAGGTTTTAAAAATAAAATATGGACAGATACACTTACTAAAGAATATTTTTATCAAGTTCTTGAAAGAATTAATACTGAATTAAAGGAATTATGGGAAATTACAAATGTAATAAACACTAAATTATCCTCTTATTATATTACTACTAGGCAAATCATTAATATAATGTGGAATGAAGGAGATAGTTTAGTCGGAGTAGCAAGAGGAAGTGTAACTGGTTTTCTAATATGCTATCTCATAGATATTACTCAAATTAATCCTTTGCAATGGGGGTTGCCTCATTGGAGACATCTTACTGCATCAAGACCAGAGTTACCAGATATTGATTTGGATTCCGCAGCTAATAGAAGAAAACAGATACTTAAAGCATTACAAAATTATTTCGGAGAAGATAGAGTACTTAATATATGTACTTTTGGTACAGAAGGTAGTAGAAGTGCAGTTTTAACAGCATGTAGAGGACTTTTCATTGATAATGATACTGCTCAATATATTGCTGATATGATACCTTTTGAAAGAGGTTCTAATTGGCCTATTAAAGATTGTATTAATGGGAATGAAGAAAAAAGTAGAAAACCCGTAAAAGAATTTATTAATGAAATTAAATCTTATGAGAATTTACTTGATGTGGCATTAGGTATTGAAGGTTTGATTAATAAACGCTCAATTCATGCTTCAGGTGTATTCATTTATAATGATAATTTTGTTAATTTTAATGCACGAATGAAAGCACCAAATGGTCAATTTATAAGTCAATGGAATATGAATGATAGTGAATATTGTGGGAATTTAAAAGTTGATCTTCTTACTATTGAAGCATTAGATAAAATAAGAGCAACTTTAGATATGTTAGTTGAAGATGGATATATGGAATGGCAAGGAAGTTTAAGAGAAACTTATAATAAATATATTCATCCAGACGTATTAGATTATGATACACCTGAAATGTGGAAAATGATTGCTGATAATACAATTGTAGATTTATTTCAATTTGATACTGAAGTAGGATTACAAGCAGCACAAAAAGTAAAACCAACTAACATGTTTGAAATGGCAGTTGTTAATTCATTAATGAGATTAATGGGAGATGGGAATAAACAACCAGTAGATCAGTATATAGAATATAAAAAGAATATTAATAAATGGTATGAAGAAATGAGAAGTTATAATTTAACTTCCGAAGAGATTAAAGTGTTAGAAAAATATTTAAAAAAAATATATGGAGTAGCAGATACACAAGAAGTTGTGATGGAATTGTCTATGGATGATAAAATTGCTGGATTCGATTTAAAGCAAAGTAACACACTCAGAAAAGGTATTGCTAAGAAAAAAGGTAAAATTATTGATGAAGCAAAAGCAGAATTTTTTAAACAAGGTGAAAAGATTGGTACAAGTAATAATTTATTAAAATATGTTTGGGATGTTCAAATTAAACGGCAGTTAGGATATTCTTTTTCGATTAATCATACGACCCCTTATTCCTGTATTGGTTTGCAAGAAATGAATTTAGCATTCCATTATCCTAAACTTTATTGGGAAACTGCTTGTTTATCAGTAAATGCAGGAGCAGATGAAGAATCAGAAGATAATAAATCTACTAACTATGGTAAAATTGCAAGTTCAATAGGTAATATGCAACATAGAGATGTTAAAATAGCTTTACCTGATATAAATAAGGCTAGTTTTGGTTTTAAAGCAGATTTAAAAAATAATCAAATAATATTTGGATTAAAAGGTATTAATGGAATTGGTGATGATGTTGTTAAAAATATTATTTCTAATAGACCATATATATCATTTGAAGATTTTTTAAATAGAATGGTTTTATGTGAAAATTCATTAATTAAAAATAGCCATATGATACAGTTAATAAAAGCAGGGTGCTTTGACGAATTAGTCAACAAATCAAGAATAGATATTATGAAAGATTATCTTAACCAAATATATGAACCTAAAAAAGACTTAGGATTAAGAAATATTAACAATGTAATTGAAGCAAATTTAGTACCAGAAGATAAACAAATTTATTTCAGATATTATAATTTTAAAAATTACATTACCAGTAAAGAGTTTATTCATGAATTAATACCTTCTAAAAGACCGACTAAAAAAGGGTATAGTGATAGATTAATCAAACTTGATGATATAGCATATCCATTCTATCAAGAACATTTTTCAGAAGATAATATTACTGAATACTATGATAATACTATAATAATATCCGAAAATAAGTTTATGAAAGAATATAATAAAAAGATGGAAGATTTTAAAATATGGATAAGTAATGAAGAATTATTAAAAAAGTATAATGATTACTTATATCAAGAAATTTGGAATAAACATGCCAAAGGCAGTATCCCAAAATGGGAAATGGACGCACTTTGTTTTTATTACACAGAACATGAATTGTGTAATGTTAATATGAATAAATTTAACATTGTTAATTTCTTTGAAATGCCTATAAAACCAAAAGTAGTTGATACATATACTAGAAAAGGAATTAAAAGAAATAAATTTGAAATAGTTAGAATTGCTGGAACTGTGTTAGATAAAAATAAACATAAACATTCAATATCACTATTAACTGTAGATGGGGTAGTAAATGTAAAATATTATGACGGTGCATTTTATCATTATGACCGTCAAATATCACAGAAAAATAAAGATGGTAGTAAAACTGTGTTAGAAAAGTCATGGTTTTCAAGGGGTTCGCTCTTAATCATAGCAGGTTACAGGAGAGGTAATACATTTCGCCCGTATAGATATAAAGATACTATTTATCAACATACAACCACAAAGATTGTCGGTATAAGTGATAATGGAGATTTAATATTAGAATCAGAAAGGACACAAGAATAAATGTCTAGATTTAAGAATTTAACAGGAGAAATTTATGGGAATTTTAAAGTTTTATATTTAGACAAAGAAAGGAGTAGTAAAACCAATAGAACCTATTGGATGTGTGAATGTCAATGTAGGTATAAAACTTTAGTAAGTAAAAGACAAGATGTGTTAAAGAAAAATAAAAATAATAAATGTCCAAAATGTGATTGTTGTTATTGTGATTTATCTGGTGAATATGGAATTGGTTATACTTCACAAGAAATAGTATTTTATTTTGATTTAGAAGACTATGATGTAGTTTGTGATTATAATTGGATAAAAAGTGAAGGAAATTATATATATAGAAATGTTAATTCTCAACAAGTATATTTACATAGAAGTATTATGAGTAAATATGAAAATATAGAAAGTAAAACAATAGACCACATTAATCATAATACTTTAGATAATAGGAAAGAAAATTTAAGAGTTTGTGAACTTTATGAAAATCTTAGAAATAATAAAGTTAGTAGAGCAAGTTCAGGATATAAAGGAGTATATTATAATGAAAGAGATGATAATTGGCGTGTTAGAATATCATTAATTGATAATAAAATAAACATAGGAACATTTGATAATCTTGAAGATGCAGTTATTGCAAGGATTCAAGCAGAAAAAGAGTATTATAATGATTTTAGATATAAAGACAGAGATGAAGAAATTGAATCAAATTTAAATATAAACATTGATGAAATTAGCAATATAAAAATAAATAAAAATTCCAAACAGTCTAAACCTGTAATACAATATAGCTTGAATAATGAATATATTAAATCATTTAATAATTTATTAGAAGCAGAAAAACTTACAAATTGTAATTATCAACATATAAGAGAGTGCTGTGAGAATATAAGAAAAACCCATAAAGGTTATAAATGGAGTTATGGCACAGAAAGGATACAAGTTAATGAGTGAAGAGAATCAAATTAAATGTACAGCGAAAATAAATCAAATTAGATATTATAAAGATAATTGGGGTATTCTTTCTGTTTCCTTAATTGATTCTATATATGGAGTAATAAATACAGATAAATATAATTCTTTTATAGTTAAAGGGAATATGGGTGAACCTAATTATCAGGATACTTTTACAATAGTTGCTAATGAGACTGATGATCCAAAATGGGGGAAACAATATGAATTAATTTATATGGGAGTATCTGCTGATATATCTACTGAAGATAAACAAAAAATATTTTTATCTAAAATACTTACTCAAAGGCAAATAGAAAATTTATATAATACTATAGAAAATCCTATCGAAGTATTAGAAAATGAAGATATTAAACAATTAACTAAAGTAAAGGGGATAGGGGTAACAACTGCTGTCGCATTAATTGAAAGATATAAAGAGCATATAGATTATTCCATTGCTTATGTAGAATTAGATAAATATGGTTTAACTCCTAATGCGATAAGAAAAATAGTTGATATGTATCAATCACCAGAGTTGGCAATACAAAAAATAAAAGAAAACCCTTATATATTAGCAGATGAAGTAGAAGGAATAGGATGGAAGAAAGCAGATAGTATTGCTTTAAGTGTAGGTATTCATCCTCATGCACCCGAAAGAATAAAAGCATTTATTACATATTTTTTAGAATGTAATGCAAATGATGGAGATTCATTTATTTCACCTTCTTTATTAATGGATGGGATAGTTGCAAACATTGGAGATGAATTAGATGATGAACATTTAAGAAATGTTTTATACGATATGCAAGATGTTCTTTGGTGGGATGAAGATAAAACAAAAATTGGGTTAAAAAGGTATTATGATTTAGAATTTAAAATTACTGAAGAGTTAATAAGAATATTAAATGGTCAAAATAATTTTGAATATAAAAATTGGGAAAATGATATTAAAGAAGTTGAAAAAAAGCAAGGATGGGAATATACTTCTCAACAAATTGAAGGTATAAAAACTGTTTTAGAAAATCAAGTTGTTATGATTACAGGTCTTGCCGGGACGGGGAAATCGAGTGTTGTTGCCGGAATGTTAAAAGTCCTTGAAAATTATTCATTTGCTCAATGTGCTTTAAGTGGTAGAGCAGCAGCAAGAATGACAGAAATTACAAATGTAACAGGATATACGATACATAGATTATTAGGATTTATACCAAGGCAAGGATTTGAATTTAATAAAAACAATCCTTTAAATGAAGATATTATTATTGTTGATGAAGTATCAATGATTGGTGGTTATTTATTCTATAGTTTAATTCAAGCTATTAAAAATGGAGCAAAATTAATTATGCTTGCAGATATTGGGCAACTTGAAAGTATTGGAGTATTAAATGTAGCAAGTGATATAATAAATTCTAATAAAATTCCAGTAGTAAGGTTAGATAAAATCCATAGACAGGCTCAAAAGTCTGCTATTATTACGGAAAGTATAAAAGTAAGAAATGGAGTCCAATTATGTGATAATTCATTCAATGATAAAGAAATTAGAGGAGAACTTCAAGATTTAGAATTAGACATTTACTTAAATAAAGATAAAACAGCACAAAAAGTTATAGAAAAGTTTAAAGAAAACCTACCTAAAGTAAATAATATTATGGACATTCAGGTGATTTTACCTATGAAAACTAATGGTAAATCATCAACATTTAATATTAACCAAGAATTACAAAACATATATAATCCATATAATCCTTCTATTAAGGAAATCGAAATTAGGCATTCAAAGAATTTAAGTTATAAATTACGTATTAATGATAAAGTTATGAATACAAGAAATAATTATAAAACTATAAAATATAATCCTTATTCAGAAGATGAAGAAGAATTATATAATAATGATTCTGATCTCCAAGTATTTACTCCTATTTTTAATGGTAATTTGGGTGTTATAAAAGAAATCCATTCAAGTTATATGATTATTGACTTTTATACTATTGGTGAAATTATTGTACCTCAAAAACATTGGAAATATATCGAACTTGGATACGCAGCAACTTGTCATAAGTTTCAAGGCTCACAAAGTCCTATAGTTATTATTGGTTTGGATTTTAATGCTTATATGTTGTTGACTAAAGAATGGATTTATACTGCTTTAACCAGAGCACAAGAATATTGTGTACTCTGTGCAGAGAATAAAGCATTAAGATATGCAATATCTCATAATGGAGTATCTAATAAGAAAACACATTTAAAAGATATGTTAGAAAACTATGGTGCAATTAAAATGAAGGATTATTAAAATAATAATATAAATATATTGACAAATACCACAACTGAATATATACTATTACTAGAGAGCGAAGGGATTGAATAAATCAGTTCCATGCCCAATAAAAACGGAATCCCTAACCGTGGGATAAACATGGGAGTTTGCTCTCTTTTATAATTAATAAAAGGCAGGTTTTATCCAAACTGTAGAAAGGAATTATTTTTATGAGAGATATAAATAGAATCGAACCACTATTAAATGATCTTAAAGAGTTATGGTTAAAATATCCAGATTTAAGATTATGTCAATTACTTGCTTGGATCGCAAATGATAGTGGTTGGACTAATAATGATTTATTTTATTTAGAAGATGATGTAATTGCAGAGCAAATTAAAAAGATATTATAAATTTGGGATTTGGTAACGAAAGGAGTTAAATATGTTAAATAAACAAGAAATGATAAATATCTATAAACAATATGGTTTTGATATGCCATTAAAAGCTAAATATAAAAGAGACTCCAATAGAATTTATACTTCAATAGATTTTCAAGACGGAGAAGAAATAGAATTTTTATGGAATTGTGAACATCCAAGTGCGTGTTCTATTGGGAATGCTTTTTATAGAGGAAAAGATGGGTTATCTCATCTTATAAATATAAAAGAATTAGAATTAATATCATAACTGAATCTTGGTTTTATTAAAACTTAAAAATAAAAGGAGGTATTATGTTACCAACAATAAAACAATACAAATTAAAACCAGATATAACCAAGGAAGATTTACTCAACGCAGGATTTAAGGAAGGTGGTTGGCAAAAAGAATTTAATGATCCTAAAGTAAATTATTATATACCACTCATTGATGAAATAAGTTTACATATAGAAATAGAAACAAACACAATGCAATTTGACTCCATTGATAACGTTTTAATATTAGATGAAGATTTTGGTCAACCTTATGGAGCATTTTATAGAGATATAGAATTTGAATATTTAAACAAAGCTATAGATAAGTATAATATAATTATGGATGGATTAATAGAAAAGGGTATATTGCAATATACGATCGAAGAAGCAACCAAACAATATTATAATAATGAAATATCTCTTGAAGAACTTATGAAGTATATCAATGAAAGTGATGAAGGAGATAAGGAAAGACGTAGGATTGAAAAAGAATTTTATGAGATATTTAAAGATGATTTTCCAGAACATTTGAATATAGTTATTGGTTAAAATATCTGTTTTGTTCAAATATTGAATGGAGGTTAAAAATGAATTTAATAAGTGATTTCTGTAGAAATAGTTGCCCTTTTGCATATAAAAATAATCATCCTGATTGTCCTTGTCTTGATGATAAATATAAATGTCCAGTAGATTATTATCAAAAATGGTTAAATAAAAAATTAACTAGAGATAATGAATTATGTGTGCCAGATTATGATTAAAATAAAATTTTTACTTTATATAGAGTGAAATAAACCTAATTATTAATTTGTTTATTTACAACATAATATGTTAATACTTATAATAAAATTAAACTAAACAAATTGAAATGAGGTATTAGCATGTACGAATCCTATACTTACGAACAAGTTAAATCTCTACCAGATGACCAAAAGATCATTGCATTAAAAGAACTAAAATCAATCTACCCTGAAAACAAAATGTTAGCAGAACATTGGAATGTAGCTTATATTGCAGTAAGTAATATGGTAGGTAAATATCTTGAAGGTAAGCAAATTGGTAGAAAGAAAATGACTAATGAAGAAAAAGCACAAAAGAAATTAGAAAGAGAGCAACAAAAGCAATTAGAACTTCAAAAGCAACAGACTCAGGAAAATAATGAAGCAAAGAAAGAAACTGAATTAGAAGATACTACAACAAATATTCCACCAATTACTGAAACATCTAAACCTAAATCAAATGCTTTTGGCATTACTCTAAGTAAAACCTTGTCGGGTGAAGAAGCAATTAAAAGATTTAATGGAATTGCTAATTCGTTGTTAGGTGAATGTGAGTATAAAATTGAGATTAGTATTGAGGAAGTTTAGTACTTCCTCCTCCCTTGCATTAAAAATAAAATATAAATATATATATAAAAAGGAGGAATTTAATTACGGAATTAGAACCAGAGACACAACAATGTAAAACATTTGGTAATCCAGATGTAAAGATAAAATACTGTATTAATTGTCTTCACAAGAATAAAGATTTGTGGATGAAATGTATGAAATATAAAACAGAAATAATAAGAGGTAAAAAAATAATATGATTAGATATGGAATAAAAGACTGTAATCACAAATGGCGATATAGAAAAGATGGTTGGGAAGAACAATGTATTCCAACAATATGTATTGAGTGTGGTGCTTTTGGTTGTAGATGCGATATGAAAGAAGAATTTCCGAAAGATATTTTCTTCGATGAAGGTCAAGAAAGTAATGCTAATATAAATGGTAAATGGGTAAATTCATATATTTAATACATACCAAAAATGAAATATAAAAGTGTGGTGATATAATATATTAACATTATTTACTCTAAAACTAATAGACAACATTCTTACTACTTGTAAAACGATATTTATAATAAAAAATAAATACATATTATCAGCAATTACAAACGCATTAGCTTCATTCTTCTATTTCTTACTCATTGTAAAACTTAGTAAGACCAATGATATGATATCCATCATTGTAGTAAGTTTTGCTGTATTCTTAGGGACATTATTACCTCAATATGTAATGAAAAGATTTCAAAAAGATGCTGTTTGGATTTATGAGATAACTCCTACTAGTTCTACTATTGCAAGGGAATTAGCAGATACTTTGAGAGAAAATAACGTACCCGTTACCACTGTAGTAGTTTATACAAAAGAGAAAGAGAAGACATTACATTTAAAAGTTTATAGTCAATCAAAGGAATATAGTAGGTTAATTGAAGATTTGATTCCAAAAAGTTGTTTGTTTAGTGTTAGTGAAGTGAAGAATTGTAATTTTTAGTTAAATAAAATAAAATAAGGAGTTGTTTATGAAAAGGAATTATCGTGGATTTGAATTAGAAGTATATAGAGAGAAATGTTTAGCAGGATATCCTTTATTATATTATTCAATATATCAAGGTGGTCATGAATTAGTATGCAGTTTTGAAGATTCAGATGAAAAAATATCAACTAAAATAAAATATCTTAAAAACTGGGTAGATGATTTTTACATACAAGTTAAAAAAGGTATATGTCCTTTATGTGAAGATGTATTAAGTAAAACAATGAATGGAAATTGGTATTGTGAAGATTGTGATGAATATTACGAAATCAAATCATAATTTTATTTTTATTTAGTAAAGAAAGGATAATTAAATGAGTTTAGAAATAAGGGAATTTGTTAAATATTTAATAAATGAAATTAAAAAAGAAGGAATAATGAGTTGTAACTATTATTCTGATGAAGAAGTAGAAAATGATGTTATAGATCAAATATAGAATCAAAAATTAAAGAAAAAGGTGTAGTTTTATATACTGAAAATATAGATAACATCTTCGGTACTCATTATATTAAATATTTGTATTCAGATAATAAAACAAAAGAAATTCACATTGATACAATGTTATTTTATACCTATTATAATGATAATGATAAGGAAAAATTAATTATTATTCCTAAAGAAGAAGTAGGTAATTTTGAATACTTAATGCTAACCATTCAATTATATTTATCATCTCAGAAATATAAAAATATTGCATATAATATGAGTCATTATGATGGTGATGGAACTTCAAGAATAGGTTGGGAATTAGGTTGTTATGATATGTATCACGATTATTTAATGGAACAGTTTAATAAAATGGAAGATACTAAAGATAAATATAGTTATTATCCAGATTATGATCATTATGCTTGTCTGTATTTAAAACCGTATTGGACTTTTTATCATAAATAAAACATAATAAATTTGTATTTTTCATGTAGATTTAAGAAAGGAGATAATATGTTTACAAAACCTAAAAATGGATGGGTTAATCTAGAACTTAGTAATCTTTCATTAAGAGCAAGTTACCTAACTAACGTGCCCAATAATTGTTTAGATGCTTTTATTTATGGGTTAAAAAATAATAGACCAGTTACAATTTTCTTTGATGCTGAAGGTTGGGATTTTCATCTAGTATCTTCGCATTATTGTAGTTATATTATAGTTCATAAAGATAAATTAACCGTACATTTGATTAGTAAAGATTTTAGAGAACTTGCACAAGAATTAATTGATGATATTGAACTTTATCTATATGATTGGGCAAATTGGGAATGTTACGATGATAAAAGTGAATCCGAAATTGAAGATATAAGTGATATGTTATATGGCAAAGTATTGATATTAAAGTCACTATTAAATAAGTAATATATTAAGAAAGGAGAAAATAATTGAAATATTATAAAATCATATCTTTGCAAAATACCAAAAAGGTTGAATTAGAAAGATATGGAGAATTCAATGAAGAATATCATCAAAAATATTTAGGCAAAACAGGTTATATGATTGGACATTTTATTTCAGACGATAATATGTTCTGTGATTTTAGATGTATAATAACCGATACTGATAAACAGGGTAGACCGTTAGATGGAGATTGGTTTCATAAAGATGATCTTGAAGAAGTAAATGAAATAGATATTGAAATTAAATTAAAAATATAATATAATAATATTGGAAAACAAATAAACAAAAAGGAGGTAATTCACAAGTCATGCGATTAATCACAATACACCTATGACTAAAGAGAAAGGAGTAAATTATGGCAGAATGGACGAAATGTGAAAATTGTGGTGAGTATATTAACCTGGAAGTTGATGTGTATAGAGATGAAAACGGCAATATTTATTGTAAGAAGTGTAATACCCAAATACTTATTAAGTAATCAATTAAAACTATAAAATAAAAACAGGAGAAAGTAATAATATACATATGGATGATTTAATACAAATATTAGAAGAAAAATACTTACCAGTAGAAATTATTGAAATCTTAAATACCATTGATAGACAAGATATTGAGGATTATGCCATTGAACATAATATATGCCCCAGATGTTTAAGTCAACTGAATTTCAAAACTTTTAAAGATTATAGAAATGAGTATATGGGGTTTCCTGCATATGAAGATGTAACGGAAGTTTATTGTCAATGTTGTGGTGCTGTTTATTAATTGTAAAGGAGGTAGTAGATGATATTAGTAATTGGAATACCAAATTGTTCACGCTGTAATATGACAAAATCTATACTAGATAATAAAGGTATAGAATATACATATAAACTCAGTGATGAAATACCAGAGTTTAATTTAACTAGATATATAAAACAGGCAAGAATTGCAGGATTAATGAACTTCCCGATGATAATAAAAGATGATGAAATAATTACGTTACAGGAGATAGTGAAATAAATGTATATAAAAGTTAGTTACGATCAAGAGTTCGATGATTTAATGATGTATCTACGGTCAAAATATCCGTCAAAAATATTTGATTTAGATGGAATTGGTGAGCAAACGGATATGAGTAAATTCAGTAAGAAGTTTTTCTCAGTATCAACTACGGCAGATGCTAGTATTGATGCAAATGCTAATGTTGACGATATAAGTGTTATTGCCTATAGTACTGAATTACCAAAACCTTTCCTTCGGTTAAATAGTTATTATATGGTTTGGAAAGAATTAAGAAGATTATTTAATTTAGAGATTGCTAATGAAACTGTAGAAAGAAACCTCATTGGTGATATTTATATAAATGATTTTCATGGTATTGGTGCAGGACTCCCATACTGCTATAATTATTCTACATACGATATTATGACTAAAGGTTTACCGATGGTCAAAAAAATTAAATCTTTTCCACCAAAATATCTTTATTCCTTTAAATCACAACTTGAACAATTTACTATTATTGCAGCAAACTCAACTTTAGGAGCAACTGGATTAGCTGATTTATTAATTGTAATGAGTTATTATGTTAAGAATATTCTTAGTACATTGTCAGATGCTAAATTTAAGTTTTCAACTAAAGAAGATGCATGGAAGTATATAAAGGAAAATTTAATTAGTTTTATTTACACTATTAATCAACCAATGAGAGGAAACCAAAGTTGTTTTACTAATATATCCATTTATGATGATATATTTTTAGAAGCAATGAAAGATGATTATATTTTCCCAGATGGTAGTGGATTAGATATAAATATAATCAAACAATTACAAGATATGTTCTTAACTATTATGAATACTGAAATGCAAAGAACTCCTATTACATTCCCAATTACTACTGCTTGTTTTTCTATAGATGAAAACAATAATATAAAAGACAGGGAATTCATTAAATTTATAGCAAAACATAATCAGAAGTATGGATTTATTAATATTTATTGTGGTGATAGTTCTACGTTAAGTTCATGTTGTCGGTTAAGATCAGACAAAAATAATGAATATTTTAATAGTTTTGGTTCAGGTTCAAGTAAAATTGGTAGTCTTGGGGTAGTTACAATCAATCTCCCTAGATTGGCAATAAAGCATAAAAATAATAAAAAAACATTTTATATGGAATTAGCGCATTTAGTCCAGTTGTGTTCTAAAATAAATCATGCCAAAAGAAAATTAATTCAAAAGAGGATTGATAATGGCAATCATCCTTTATATACATTAGGTTTTATTAATATCAATACTCAATATAGTACCGTTGGTATTAATGGATTTAATGAGTGTATAGAAATTTTAGGAGAAAATATTTTAGAGCAAAATGGAATTGACTTAGGATTAAGTATTATTGAAACTATAAATATTGAAAACGATAAATGTGCAAAACAGTATAAAACACCACATAATTGTGAGCAAATTCCAGCAGAAAATGTATCAATTAAACTTGCCAATAAAGATAAAGTTTTAAAATATCAAGATACATATAATATTTATAGTAATCAATTTATACCACTTACTACTAAAGCAAATGTATTAGATAGAATTAAATTACAAGGTGTTTTTGATAAGCACTTTAGTGGAGGGGCAATTGCCCATATAAATATTGATACTCCTATAGAAGATTTAACTCAAATTGAAAACTTAATTGAGACTTGTGCAAAAATGGGAGTAGTTTATTTTGCAATAAATTATGTTATTGCTGAATGTGAAAAAGGTCATATATGTGTTACAACTAGTGATAAATGTACAATTTGTGGTGGCAATATTATTAATAAGTTTACTAGAGTAGTTGGGTTTTTAACATCAATTAAAAATTGGCATGAAGTAAGAAGGGAAAAGGATTTCCCTAATAGACAATGGTATAAGGGGTCAGATATATAATAATGAATATACTATATATTGATTTTACTTTAAAAAATAAATCATTAGATATTTATGTAGCAGGATGTAATGGTAATCCACACTGTAAGGATTGCCATAATCCTGAATCTTGGGATTTTGATCAAGGAGCAGAATATAATAATAAATATATATCTTATATTAAACGTAGAATAGAAGAATTTGATTTATTAATTGACAATATTATGATTATGGGAGGAGAACCATTAGACCAGGATTATGATGAGTTAATTAAATTATTATCAGATTTAAAGAAATTTAATAAAAATATTTGGTTGTTCACTAGATATGAAATTGAAGAAATACCAGATGAAATAATTGGATATTGTAACTATATTAAAACAGGTAAATATATTCCTGAATTAGAGGTAAATGATAATATTCAAAATGGAATTAAATTAGCAACAAGTAATCAAAAGATATATAAAATAGAAATATAAAAGGAGAACTAAATCTTGACCAATATAGTAATGTGTAAAAAATTTACTTGTCCAAAAGCAAATGAATGTTATAGGTTGCGTACATTCCCCGATGAAGATCAATTATATGATGAGTTCTTAATATGTAATGAATCTGAAAATTATAAAATGTTAATTAAAGTTAGAGATGGAGATAATTTAAGAAAATTAGAAGAAATTATTGGAGGTACTAATGGAAATACCGAACCTTCCTAAAAATGAATTAGGTTTTTATCCTTCATGGTTAACCTGCTACAGACCCGACCTCTTCTATAAAAACCAATGTAATAAATGTAATTTTCGTGATTATGTCTATTGTAAGAATAGTGAAAATTATAAAAATATGTTAAAAGAGATGAAAAACACCTAAATGCGGTATATAGGCATTATCAAATGCTTACAAAGCCCAATATATAGGCATTTATGGCAAGTTGTGATAAAAGAGACATTTTGTGTTGAAATTAAATATTTGAAAGGAAAAATGTATGGATATAAAAGAAATATTTATGGATAAAATTAGAGGTTTTGAAAAAATTTCATTTAAACAATATCAAAAAGATATAGGTGGGGATGTTGACCTTAGTCAAGAATATGACATAATAAAACTTCCCCAAAGGGCAACAGAAAAATCATCTGGATATGATTTTTTTAGTGTATGTGATTTTCAATTAAATCCTGGTGAAGAAATTAAACTTCCAACAGGAATAAAAATCTATATGCAAGATGATGAAGAATTACTAATATTCCCTAGAAGTTCAGTTGGGTTTAAATATAATGTTAAAATTAATAATACAATAGGAAAAATAGATGCTGATTATTATAATAATGAAGATAATGAAGGTCATGTATGGATTAAGTTTACTAACACAGGAAATAAAATATGGGAAGTAAAACACGGTGAAGCTATTGCACAAGGAAGTTTTTATAAATATCTAAAAGCAGATAATGATATTCCTAAAAATAAGGAACGTAAAGGTGGATTGGGTAGTACTAATTAAATCATAGCAGGGGTTAATTCTCCTGCTTTATTTAAATATTAAATTAAAAGGGGTTGATTATTATCAAATGTACTTTTCCAACTATATGCATCTGGTATTCTGAATCAGACCTTCATAAAAAACCTTATTGTACATTACATGAATTTTATATTAATTATTTCAACATAGAAAAAATAGAAAACTGTCAAGACCATAAAACATTAGAAGAAATCAGAGATAATTGGAAAAATAGCAGTTGTTAAATACCTATTAAAATGATAAAATAAATATATAAATAATAGGAGGTAATATTTTGGAGTATCAAATCACAAATAATATCACCGAAGCAACTCACTGGCTTGCACATACTGATAATAAAAGCAAAGTAAAAGATTATATCGAACCTAATAAAGTCTACGAATTAATTAAACATGAAGATGGTTTTGGTGAAGAGGAATGTTTTATCAAAGGAAGTGATGGTAGTTTAAATATGTATTGGATGTGTTACAATGGTAGTTTTTTAAAGGCAAAGGAGAATTAAATATGAGTAGAAGTGAAAACTACATAATCCAACTTGAACTTGAAATTCAAAGACTACAATTAGAAAATGATATTCTTGATACTGCATTACTTAATGCTTGCCAGAGTATATGTAGAGATTTAAATTATAATCAAAATCAAATTATAAAAATGAAACAAATGTTTATTAATAGAGTAGAAGAAAATTATAAGGAGAATTAATATGCAAATGAATTTTATTAAGGGTATGCCTAATATTAAAATCTTAAAAGATAATAAATATATGTTTGATATTACAACTGTTCAAAAATTTGATGAAAAAGAAGATAAGATAATTTTACAATGTGCAGAAGATATACCTGAATTTATGCGAGGTTTTGTATGTGATATGGATTGCCGTTTTCAAATAGTAAATGAAAATTGTGAAAACAAATATGAAAGAAATAGTATTAATAAAGATTTAGTATTAGTTTATATCAATAAAGATTTGCAATATAATTATATGCCAAGTTTTGAATATATATTTTTTAAGTAAACGAGGTGATAATGTATTGTCAAATAAACTAGCAAATCTAATACTTGCCTTTGGGATAGGATTATGTGTTTATGTATGGTATTTAATTGTATTTAGATTGTTTTCAAATTAAAGAAAGGAAATATATAATTATATAATAGAAAGGATTAATTAATGGACGTTAAATTAATAAAAGTAAAAGGCACCTGGAGAGATGTAGCAGATGCAGCTAGGACTACAATTGGGATGGAGGCAGGAACAAACGAACCTTCTTCTAATTGGAAAAGGAAAATGCTTTTATGTGAACATTCTCCAATAAGAAAAATACATATTAATTGGAAATGGATTAATTTAAAGTCATGGATAAGTGTACATTTTGTACGTCATAAATTTGGAATTGAACATTGGGTTAAAAGTCAAAGACCTGACAGAACGGGAAATAGAGATAATAGAGATAATGCACCACAAGGAACATTAATTGATCATGAATGTGAAGCAAATCCACAAGCAGTTATTAATATTAGTAGAAAAAGATTATGTAATCAAGCAATGCCTGAAACTAGAGAAGCATGGAAACTATTTTTAAAAAGTTTAAGATATAAAGAACCTGAATTATATAGTGTTTGCGTACCTGATTGTATATACAGGGGTTGGTGTTATGAATATAAATCATGTGGTTTTCACAAAACAAATCAATTTAAAGAACAATTAAATAAATATCGCATAAATATAAATGATTGGGAGGTAAAAGATAACTAAATATGAAAATAATTAATATATCAGGTAAAGCACAACATGGTAAAGATACAACGGCATTAATTTTAAAAGAAAAATTAGAATCAAAAAATAAAAAAGTATTACTTACACATTATGCAGACTTATTAAAATATGAAGCAAAACATTTTTTTAATTGGAATGGATTAAAAGACAAGCAAGGTAGGCACATTCTTCAATACATAGGTACAGACGTAATTAGAGCAAAAAATCCTAACTATTGGGTTAATTTTGTTAAAGAATTTTTGACAATGTTTCAAAATGAATGGGATTATGTGATAATTCCAGATTGCAGATTTAAAAATGAGTGTGAAGCATGGAAGATTGATGGTTGGTCTAATGTTACTGTAAGAGTTATGAGGGACAATTTTATAAGTAATTTAACTACCGAACAATTAAATCATCCTTCTGAAACTGCTTTAGATGATTATAAGTTTGATTATTATATACATAATGATGGAGATTTAAAACAATTGGAGAATGAAGTTGATAAATTTATTGATTATTTAGGAGGTTAAATGAAACAAAAACTTTTTATAGACTGTGATGGAACAATTACAAATACAATTGATGCTTTCTGCTCAGTCTACAATAATTTATACATAAATCACCCACAATTTAAAACAGCAGAACCAGATTTAGTTAATGTTTATAATTTTTCAGATCAATGCCCATTAGTTGAAAATGTATTAACTATATTTGAGCATCCGTTATTCTTTCAATTTGCCAATTTTATAAATGATAATACATATGAAGTTTTAGAACAATTAAATCAAAAGTATAAAATAATTATATGCTCTATTGGAACACCTAAAAATATTGCATATAAGGCACGTTGGTTGGAAGATAAATTACCTTTTATTAAAGATTATATTCTTATTGCAAATCCAAATTGCAAGATGGATAAATCTATTGTAAACGCAGAAGATTCAATTTTCATTGATGATATCCCGTCTAATCTTTTATCAAATAAGTCTAGTAGGAAAATACTCTTCGGTAAAATTTACCCTTGGAATGATGAATGGAATGGAGAAAGATGTGAAACATGGAGTGAGGTAGGAGAGAGGTTGTTATAAGGGGTTATTAAAATAGAAAAATAAATATAAGAAAGGAATTTAATGAAAGATAAATATTTAGAAAGTTTCACAAATGAGCATGGTGAAACTTGGTGGTTTAATTATAATAATAAAAACAATATGGGAATGTTATGGGGTAATGATAATTTAATAGAAGGAAAGATTTTTTATATATTTAATGGTATATGTCCCGAACTTATTTTAGATACAAATGAAAAAGATTGGATTAGAAATATTTGGAATAAATATTCCAAATATAAAAATACATATTTAAATTTTCCAACAGAAATTAAATATAAAAATAATACTTATCTTACAAATAATTATTGTCCTATATGTTTAAAACAACATAAAGAATTTGAAGGACATCATTGTATTCCTGCTTCTCTTGGTGGAAGTGATGACTATGTAAATATGTTAATAATCTGTAATAGTTGTCATAGTTTAATTACAAATGGATGTGAAGAAGATAGAAATGCAAGATTTTTATGTGCTATAAATCATCAAATTAGTATTTACGGGATAGACTTTTATAAAATGAATCCACTTAATAATAAAAGATTTAAAAATAAAGATATAGGATTATATAAAAATTATCCATATATAAAGAATATTTTAAATTACTATGATCAATTAGATGACAATGGCAAAATTATTTACAACAATAATATAAAAACATATGCATTATATTATTATAAATATTATAGAAGTATTATAAATAATACAATATACACATAAAAATTATCTATTTTGTAATAGTACAAGTTCAAAATTTCATATTATACATAGAGGTGAGGATTTGGAAGTAGAAGAAATTAAGGGAGAAATAATTATAAATAATAATATAATACCAGAAGTTTATACTGTTGCCGAAATACAAAAATTATTAAAGATATCTAAAAATGTTGCGTATGATCTTATTAAAGAAAATTTATTTCCTGTGATAAAAATTAAAAGTGTTTTTAGGATACCGAAGAAAAGTTTTCATGAATGGCTTGATAATTTAAAAACTGAATAATATAATATGGGAAAGTAAAAGAAAATAACTGTAAGGGGTAAGTTAAACCTAATTTCAGGTAGACATTAGGTAGACATACTCCTTATTTTATTGTAAAATACCATATAATTTTATATAAGAAAGTAAAAGATTATAAGGGAAATAAAAGTTTAATTAATACTGATATATTAGGGATTACAAAAGATTATATAAGAAAGTAATTGAGTATAAAAGAAACACAAGGCAACAGTTCGACTCCCCCCGCCTCCACCAATGAAAATACCGAAACACAGGACTTCGTTAAAATAAATCAACTTCTAGGTAGACAAATAGGTAGACATTTAGAAAATTAACTGATAAAATATTGCCATAAAATCTTTCTAGGTAGACATTTTAAAATTACTAATGAAAGAAGGATTAAATTGGCAAGAAAAAAAGTCGAAAAGAATATTGCATATGATGATGAGAAAAATTTATATTATGTAAATCTTGATTATGGTAAAAATGACTCAGGTAAAAGGATTAAATCAACAAAAACATTCACAAAAATTCAAGACGCAAGACAAGCATTAAAAGAATTTGAAGCTAATAAAACTAAAAACACTATTGTTTTCCCATCTTCTATTAAATTTAAAGATTATGCTACTTATTGGTTAAATGATATTAAATCATTAAAATGTGAAGAAACTACACTCTATGGGTATAGAAATATAATTAATAATCATCTTATCCCATCATTAGGTAATCACAAACTTCAAGATTTAAAACCAACAACTATTAATAAATATTTTAAAAGAAAATATGAAGATGGATTAAGTAAAAATACAGTAAGAAAGCATTATGATTTATTAAAAGATATATTAAAAAATGCTGTGAATGAAGATATATTAGTAAAAAATCCTTTAAATAAAATAGAACCTATTAAACCTAATAAAAAAGAAGCGAAATATTATACTAAAGAAAATTTAGCAAAATTATTTGATATTATTAAAAATGATCGTATGGAAATAGTTGTTAAATTGGCAGGTTTATTAGGATTAAGAAGAGAAGAAATTGCAGGACTCAAATGGAAGAATATAGATTTAACTAATGATGAAATTACTATAGCAGAAGTGAGAATACAAGCAGGTAAAACAGTTAAAACTTTTCAACGCACTAAAACAGAATCTTCTTATAGAACACTTCATATACCGGAAGATATTAAAAACATACTTTTAAAAATTAAATCTGAGCAAGAAGAAAGAAAAAAGATTCTAAAAGATTCTTATTATAAAGAAGGTTATGTTATCGCATGGGAAGATGGAAGTCCATATAGACCAAATTATTTAGGTGATTTATTTACAAAAATAATCAGAGATAATAATTTACCATCTATAGGATTACATGGATTAAGACATACGTTTGCGAGTATAGCAAATGATATGGGTGTTAATTTATATGATATTAGTAAAGCATTAGGGCATAGTCAAGTTGGGACTACTAGTGAAATCTATACACATTTATTTGATAAAGCACATAAAAAAGCTGTTAATAAAGTTGCTGATGTTTTTAAAACAGAAGAAAACAAATAAAATAAGGAGTGAAATTAATCACTCCTTATTTTATGCCAAAAGCCAAAAATTGACAAATGTTAAAATTCACTTTTACAAACTCCGTTTTTCTTTGATTTACTTCCATTTACTCCGTTTTTCAAAGCAAAAATCATGATAAAATACTTGTTTTATGTTGACTTCTTATTTAGCAACCCAATTCTCACCGTAAGCATCTTTAATACCTCTCAAAGCACTCTCAACTAATCCTTCAATCTCATCTTCATTTATTTCAATACCTTTTTCATATAATCTATCACAAACCCAATTTACAGCTTGTTCTAATTTATCTTTCCCATGTAAATCAACATATGCCTGTTCAACAAATTTTACAGCATCATATGCTAAACCTTGTTTTAATTTTAATTCTTGCTCAATCTTAGTTATTTTTTCAGTCCCAATCTTTTTCTTAATTAAAGCAATCCCATAACTAATAAAAACTAACGCAAGAACATAAACAATATCACTAATAATTTTTATAATTAAATCTTGATACATATAGTACCTCCTTTTTATATTATATTTATAATCTGTTACTCAAACAAAATATAATTATTCCTAACAACCATATTACTAACCCGAAAACCACTTCCATCGTTCCAACATAATAATCACCTACTTTACAATTGCTGTTTTAGTATCATTTACCCACTCAACTTTTTTACCTAATGCTTCCGCAATTTCTCTTAAACTACCAAATGTTTTATCTTCAATAAGAATTCCATTTATTTTTTTATTTTGGACTTCAATATTTACTTTAGGAAAATTTTCTTTACTTACTGTTGCTGTTGAAGTATTATTATCCCATTCAATTGATCTATTAATAGAATCACAAAAACTACGAAGTTCAACAAAAGTTTTATTATTTATTAAATAAGCATTTAATTGTCTATCATCAATTTTAACTTTAGTTTCTAACAAATCTTCTTCATCTCCTCCATGTTCTTTATATTGAACACCAAAATATTTACATATAGCTTTACAAATTGCTTTTGCTAAAACTAATTGATGTGCATCATCATAAACCCATATTTCTTCATCAGGATTAGATATAAAAGCACATTCAATTAAAGATACAGGTTTCTTAATTGCTCTAACTACTCCAATAGATTTACCAACATTTTTACTACCCCTATTAGTTAATCCTGTAGCATTTACTACTTCATTTACTAATAATTCTGCTAATTTTATATTATTATTTAGCAATCCATTATATTGCGAATATAAACTTTCAACTCCATGAGCAGTTTTATTTACAGCGGAATTAAAATGAATTGATATAGCAATATCCGCATTAGAATTATTGCTAAATGCAATTTGGTTATTAACATCTTGCTTGGTATTTTTTGCCCCACCACAAGCAATATTTGTATTTCTACTTAAATTTGATTTTATTCCATTTATATTTAATAAATATGCTAATTTTAAAGCAACCGCTAGAGCACCATCACATTCTCTAGTACCTTTACTTCCACAAGCACCAGGATCACCGCCGCCATGCCCAGGAATTATATCAACTTTATATTTATACATTATCTAATTCACCTTCTTTATTATTATCTTCTTTATTAATTACATTTTTACTTAAATTTATTTTTTTACTTTTATTAAAAATACAATTAATAATATTTTCAGCAGAACTTCCTCCAAAATAAAAACACAAGATTATTATTACTTGTGCACTAAGTATTTTATAAAATTCTATATCAAAATAATCCAAACTTTTTATCATCATTTTTTTACAAGCAATAAAAACTGAATAACCAAAAATTAAAATAAGAATCATTGCAATTGTCTCTTTAAATGACACTCCATCGTTCCACCAATTTGAAACCTTTTGTTTTATTTTACCCAAATAAATCACCTTACTTTAATATGGAACTAATCCACACTCCAAAACCCATAGATAACCCCATCATAATTAAATTTTTTATAATATCTGGTATTTTAATAGTATTATCTTTATTTATATTTTTAACATCATTCTTAACTTCTTTTATCTCTCCTTTTAAATCAGAAACACTTTTTTCTGACTCTTCAAATTTATGATTCATATTAATTAAAGAAGTGTTCATTTGAGTCAATGTATCACTATGTTGTTTTAATAATTCATCACGATCCTTATTACTTTCTAATTGTTGTTTAGATATAGTTTTTAATTCTGCTAAAGTTACATTTATAGAACTTAAATTATCTACTTTCCCTTCAAGATCATTTAGCCTGTGGTTCGCGACCTTGATTTTTTCATCTAACATATCAAATTCTTTTTCACATATTTTTATTTGCTCACAATCATTAGATTTTACCAACAACAACACTTCCTTTGCAAATCATCTCCTTGCATGATATAATCTAATAAGGATAGTCTAAATTGTTCCTTTAGATTATCTACACAATAGGGTAGGGGGAAGGAGTGTTCTCTACCCTATTTATTTTAATGTTTTAATAAACTTTAAAATATCATTTAAACATTTTTTATATCCTCTTAACCATTCATAAGTAAATTCATTATAACTATCGATAAGTTCCAACAATTTTTGTTCAATCCATTCTGTTAATTTTTGAAATGGCATTTATCATCCCTTTCTTTCTAATTTTATAAATTTCCAAATTATTGTATATTTTTGCAAAAATATAAACGCCTAGATTTCGGCGTTTCTAAGGGGTAAAATCAACGCCAAATTAAAGTTTTATCACGATATTATAAATCAAAATTAATATATATATTTATATTAATATTTTAATGCTATGAAGCATATCGCCTATATCCATCATATTTACTTTGCTCAGATAATTGACAATATACCTGAGTGGTATCAGGAGAACTATGTCCTAACATTGCTTGAACTAATGCTAAGTCTGCACCTGAATTTAATAAATTAGAAGCAAATGTGTGGCGGCACTTGTGAACGTGCAATTTTATATTTGCCTTATCTCCAAGATTATTAAAAATTCTTTGTATCCCTCTATTGGATAATCTTCTATATTCTTTTCTTTCAGTGACAAATAAAGCTTCACAATTATCATTCCTATTATTTAGGTATTTTTTTAAATAATGAGTTGCTTTAAAATTAAAATAAACTATTCTTTCAGAATTACCTTTTCCTATTACTTTTATTGATTGATATTTCCAATTTATATCATTAATATTTAATTGAGACAACTCATTTAAACGGCAACCCGTTGCAATAAAAAGCTCGAATATGGCTTTTTCACGTAACGTTGTACAATTCTCTCTAAGTGTTTCTACTTGTTCTTCAGATAATGCTTTTGGTAATCTTTTTTCTTTTTTGGGAGCGTTAATTTTGTTCATAGGATTTTTTATTATTACCTCTTCTCTAACCATAATTTTAAAGAATGATTTAAGAACATATATTTTCTTTCCAATAGAACTTTGTTTCAATTTTGGAAATTTAGATAAATACAATCTAATATCATTACTTGTAATTGCAGGTAATGATTTGTTTATATTTTTGTTAAATATATTAAGTTCTAGTTTATAAGTATCTAAAGTAATATCACTTAATCCTTCCAATTTTTTAATTGATAAAAACATATTTATGTAATAGGATATGTCGGCATCTTCAATATTATCAGTTTTATAATTTATATTATATTTATATAATATTGAAGAAAAATGTGATTTAAGTTCTATTAAATTGATAGGAGTATCTAAAGAATTAATTGAATTTACTTCTGAAACTTTTTGTAACAATTCGTTTAATAAAGATTCCATTATTAATATCCCTTCTTTATGTATTTTATTTATTAATTAATTGTAACATAAAGAAGGGGATTAAACAATAAAATAATAAATAAATTTATATTATTGTTTTAATAATACTATAAATACAAAAGTAAATTATTGTTAATACATTTTCGACAAATTATGTAAGTTATATTTAAGTAAACTGCTTCGTCTCTATAGTCTACTGCGTAACAAACTCCACTTCTTCTGTATCGGGATTTATTCGATATCCTCTACAAATTGCGAAGCTATCGCTTAATTCTCCGAAGGTGAGTTGTTTAACCCCTAAATGTTCCGGTGCAATTAATGTCAATACTGGCATTACTTCCATATCCTGCTCCAGCGTGGTTTCTACCACATCGCCTTCCATTTGGCCTTTATCCCAAATCACAACGCCATTCGTTTTCTTATAATATATTTTTCGTCCTATTTGCATTTCATTACCTCCTATTCAAAAGCATACCAATAATATGTATTTGTATAACCAACTGGTAAACAAAAACCAGTACTATTAACATACATAGGTGCATCAGCAATTATATAAGAATAATATTCATCACAAATATAATGTAAATTATTGTTAGCTGTCTTAATTACTCCAGCAGCTTGATAAATTACAGGTTTTGTATATGATGATGTTCGGTCAACTACTAGAATTGTTGAAGGAGTAAATGTTAGTCCTGAAACAGTAACAACATATTTATCATAAGTACTTGAAGAGGTGTTATTATATCCCTGAATACTATAGGTAGTACTGCCTCGCGAAATAGTCCCACTTGCAAACTTTTTCATCCCCGAACCATCGACCGCATTACCGGCTACCCCAAAAATACTCTTCCCAGATAGGATATTAGTTGCTAATAGGTTAGCATCCCCTTTGATAGTCTGTATCCCAGCTAAATACTGCCCCGCTGCAATAGTTTGGTTAGCCGTTCCGGGTGTATAAGTCTGAGCAGCTTTGCTCGTAATAGTACCTGTAATCTCTCCTGCATCCGTTGTTGCCGTTTTGCCAGAGAGAAGGTCAGATGCAGTAGCAGTACCCGAAGCACCTTCACCCTGTAATATAAAATTTGTGCCATCATACCTCAATGTATAAATGCCATTAGCTTTTAGGTTTGTAACATCGGTACCATTAGCTTTTTTAATGGCTTTTGCACCTAACCCATTTATGTTAATAGTAGATGCGCCGGTACTGTCCACATTAATCTTTACAGCAATTGCCATACCAGCAACCAAAGACGTTGGTGCGGGGTTGAGAGTAACAGCATAGGTATTAGTACTACCACTTGATATTGTATATGGTACATGCTGCGTTTCATCGGCCAAATGTTCACTAACTTTTTTCCCAACACCACTAACCAAAGGTCTTTTATCAACAATCGTATTTACAGTTTTATCTGATTTTGTACTAACCGTACCTATTGTTATACTACCTATTGAAGTAGTTCCATCTGTACTACTTGCAAAATTACCATCATTTTTTAAATAAATAGTATAAGTAGTACTTGCGGTTACTGGTGTAATATTTAAAGTAGTATCAGATGTTTTTGTTATAGTATTGATTGTTGTGGAATTAAATGTTTCACCTGAACCTGAAGATATTGTTATAGATAATGTATCTGTTCCAGATGTGTAAGTTGCAGATTTTATTTTGAATGGAGTTTCTCCACTATCCAAAACTTCATTAATAGCACCAACTAAAGAAGTTTTATTATTTGTATTTAAATTAGATAATGTTTCACCATTACCAGCTAAAAATAATTCAAAATAATTTTCATTAGTTGGATAATTACCTGTACTGTCTACAATACAACGATATAAATTAGCATTGTAATAAACCAAATCATTTACATGATACTGTGTACTTGCAGAAAAATTGCCTTGTGGTGTTACCCCCACACCGTAACCTGTGTCACCCTTAATACTAAGAGTTCTCCAATATGTAGAACTAGAAGATGGGGTTTGATTTAAAGAATCTTGTAGTGCAATATAAACATTATCATCTGAATAATGTACGAAATTCATTGTTTCATATGTTATAGCAGGATCATAAGTACCTTTATCAGTAAATTGTGCTATTAACGCATCAAATTCTGTTTGTTTGGTTGTAATGTAACCTTCTACCGAATTTTTGAAAAAGTTTTCAACCGCATAAACGCAACTCGCAAATTTATTCCATACTTCAGGAGTTAAAATATAATCTTGAAGCAAAGTTGTTAAGGATTGAAATTCAGTTTCTTCTTCAGAAGTTCTAGTCTTCTGTCTTAATACCATATATCTCTCTGCATTTGTTACTTGAGAAACTGGAAGATCGAGAAGTTGAACAAAACTATCAAGATTTGTTGGAAAACTCGATAATGAACCATCTAAATAACTCAAAAATAAAATCCTCCTTTCAAATTCATACCACTAAAAAAGAAGGGTTAAAAACTCTTCCTGTTTTTGTTTTATAAAATTCATAAAAATCTTGTGGAGTAAAATTAGAAGTGCTATAAATTTTATGAAATTCGTCATGTAATTCTCTTGTTAAACAAACGCCTAATGGATATTTATAATGTAATTCTAAACAAGTTTTTTCTGCTAAACTTAACTCATCTATAGTATATTTATTTATTTCATCATATAAAGGTAATTTTGTGATTTGTATAATTTCATCGATAATCTTATAAAGAGGATATAAATGATGAATTACATCAAATCTTTGATTACTTATAATACATTTATAATTACAATTTTTCATAGAATCATCTTTCCATTTTTGTATTCTATCTCTTAAATATCTAGTTAAACTACGTGTCCCTTTCCAATTAGGATGATTTTCTCCAACCCAAGATTTTAATCTTTCTAATTTCTTACATCCGCAACTCGTAGTATTATCACACATTAAAGCATTTTCACTAACAATATAATTTTTTGTTCCACAATCACAATTACAATACCATGCAAATCTTCCTTTAATATTTGGTGCTTGTTTTATCACTATTAATCTACCAAACTTTTGCCCTGTAATATCTTTAAAATATAAATCATGTATTTTTTCTTTACGAAAACAACCACAAGAAAGAGTTGTATTGTTTACTAAAGCAGGAGTTGTAACATTAGCAGTATTACCACAATCACATAAACATTCCCAAAGAGGTTTTTTATAATTAACGGTTCCTATTCTTTTAATAACTAATAGTTTCCCAAATCTCTGCCCAGTTAAATCATGTAATGAAGTAGAAGGTTTTCCTGTATTAATTTTTTTACTTAATTGTTCTTTATGTAAACAACCACAACTTTGTGATCTACCTTGAACTAAACTAGTTGAACTAATTAATTTTTTAGTATGTTGTTCACAAGAACACTCACATAACCATTGAGCATCACCTTTATATTCTAATGCTTTCCATCTTCCAAAATGTTGACCAGTTAAATTTCTAAATTTACTCAAATAATAAATCACCCCAAATAAAAAGAGAGGTAAAACCTCTCTAAAATAATTATTTATTATTAAATTTAACTTAATATATTCGATAAGCTTGTAATCCCATATTCCCATCTGGCCTTAAAGAAACACTTATGTTTGTAATACAATATTTCCCAACTAAATTATTTTCAATATTATTAAAATATACGTTCTGATTTACATCAAGAATATAAATTGGAACTGAATTTATATTAATACTTTCTTGAAAATTTGTATGTTGCTCAATCTCCCAATCTCTCCAATCATCTGCTTGTTGTTGCGTACATAATTTATCATTTTCTTTAAAATAATTTCTCTGTCCAATCTTTTCAACAGTAAAATTACTATTAGGAGAATTTGCATTAGTTAATGTTTTACTTGATTTTATCTGTGTCCCGTTATCTAATAATTTCCCATAGATAGTGAAATTATTTCTTATATTTTTAAAATCAATATTCTGACTACCATTCAACGTATAATCTTTTTCTTCAAAATTCCAAATTATAGGACTATTTAATTTATTTTTCTTTTCTCTAAATACAAAGAATCCGTTTAAATCATAAAACGATTCCCAACTCATATAGAGATTTGTTAATTCTTCTACTATATCCCAAACTGTATTCCCAGCATCTTGTTCAATTTCATATGGTGTAGTATAAGGAGATGTATCAATTAATACTCTAGTTTCTAATCCTTGAGTCATTACTGTAGATTTAATTGCATTACTTATAGGTGTATTCGCTTCAATAATTACCTTGTTCATCAATTGTCCACCAATATCATCATTCAATAAACAAGCTTTGTCATATCCTTTGATAGATATAGTTTTACTGACAACTTGTATATCAATTGAAGGATCAGAAATCACATATATACCATAATCAAACCAAACTATTTCGCCAGTTACTACACTTCTAATTCCTACCCATAATCTAAATCTTTTATTTAACCATATTGGACTAGAAGGGGAGGGGATTAATTTAGATTTTAATGCCATTTTTAAATCACAAGTTCTTCTAACCGCACTTTCAGAAGTTATATCTATACTCCCATCAATAGCAATTCCTTCAATTTTATCAACTATATTATCATTAGAATTTAAAACTTCTATTTTAATATTTAATTCTCTAGTTCTTTGAATTAACACATTATATTGGTCTTGCGTCCACATTTACAACACCACCAGACCATTTTCAATTAAAGCACCCTCACGTTCAGCATTATCTACTTCAATAAAATTAAAAGATACATCTGCAATTGCACCTTCAAAACTATTATTAGGTGATTCTGAAGGATTATCTATAATTGAAATTATCATGTATTCACCAGAAGAAGATTTTAATATTTTAGGTTTGTGATTTTTTAACCACTTCATTAAATTGTCTCTATTAATTTTTTCAGACCTTTTATTAATATCATTACCATTTAAAGCAATAGTATCTGTACTTAATACTAATGCCTTAATTCCACCTTTTTTATAATCTAAGACTGAATATTGAATAATAGGATAAGTAGCATTTAAAGGTTCTAATATAGAACTAGGATTAACATGTTCTATATCTTTTAAATCTAAATTATATAATAATTGATATTGTGTAGTAGCATCACATAAAAAAACACCATCAAAAGAAGGTGTTATAGATTGTGTTGTTCTTTTCCCTGTTACTCCTGAAGTTAAAGGAATAACTGCATATTCATATTCAAAATTTGATTTAATATATTTATCTGTAATTGTATAAATAGTTTGTAAAGTATCAAAATCAACAATTGCAATATCTTCCCAAATTAAACTATCGGATAAACGTTTTTGAAATTTAATTTGAGCAATTTCAATCCCATTATTTTGAATATTTCCAGCCTCTAGATTATTTTGAAATTTAGCATCTAAAACATATTGATAATCCCATTCTTCTTTTGTTGTATTATAAACTTTAGATATATCTTCATCAAAAGATATTTCATCAAATTTTCCTTTACCTATAATTATACTATTTACATTACCTAAACTAATAATTGTATCAAAAATAGATGAATTATTTTGCCCAAAAAACAAATCATATCCAATTATCATATCTTTAAATCACCACACTTTATATTAGGATTTCTATTTGAATATCCATTAAATTATTAATCTGCTTAACCCAAACAAATAGATTATCTGTACTTTGAATTGAAGTTAATTCATTAGAAGCAAAATGCGAACAAATATCACAATTGTTATAATATTTATAAGCATGAATTTTATTTTGATATAGTTTAAATTCAATTCTTCCATAATCACCGTAAAGAGTAAGGAATGTTTGATTATCAGTTAAAGTTTTGCACCATATTTTCATTATAAAATTTGAATCACAAGTAAATCCTTCATCAAATATCACTTGATTACCATCTGTTAAATCTACAATATCATTAGATTCATAAGTTAAAGTTACTCCAGATGTAGGATATGTCTGCCCAATTATCTGGATTACATTAGCTTGACATTGAATTGATCCTTGACTTGGAAGATTAGTTAAAGTTAAAACACTATTTAATCTAGGTTGTATATAATTAGGAGTAAATTCTAATAAACCTGAATCACCTTGCAAACCATTAATAGATAATGTAATTAATCTAGCATAATATGTAATTCCATTATCTACTACAATTTCTTGTGTTAATGTAGTAGAATAAACTTCATCAAAAGATTCTAGTTCTACTTGATTTTCATCGTATATTATAAATCTATAAGAATTTACTGCTTCAGATTCCGTTTGAGAGTAACTGCCCTGTAAAGTATATGTTTGATTATTTACAGTGGTTAAATTAGTAATAGAAACACTTGGAACCGAAAAACAGTAAAAAGTAACCCAATCTGACCAACTAGAATAATTATTATTAACATCTCCCGTAGCAATTTTTATTTTGTAAAGAATGCCATTTTGCAAGGTATTCTGTGGAATAGTTATTTTATATAAAAATGATTGAATAGTTTGATTATAAACTTCTGTGCTGTCACTATTCTTTTGAATTATTACTTTGTGCTGAGTTACTTGTGAACCACCAGATTGCACGTAAAATGATAATTCTTTATCGGAAGTAGCAGGAAAGGGAGAAATAGGAGAATAAATTTCGGGTGTTATTAAACTCAATTTATCACCACCTTATTTTTAAGGTCTTTTACATAAGATATATTTTTTAGAAGAATCACCATTAATAACTAGTATAAAAACCAAATCATTAACTAAAAAACTAGTTCCAAGTAATGATTTTAAATTATAACTTTCTTCATTAATTAAAACGGTATAATCACTTGTATTTACTGCCGTTATTTTACCTTCTAAACAATAATTAAAAGAAAAAGATTGTGCATTTATTAAGATTTTTACGGCATTAAAAATAGCTTGTTGATATTTATCCATATTAAACACTCCATCTTTAAAAAAGATATAAAATAAACCCCTAGATTTAGGGGTTTATCAACACCAAAAACATGACAAAATCGTGCTTTGATTTTATTTATACTGCAATGCCAACCTCGGAAGGTCAAGTATTGCTTGTTGTAAACCTTCAGGGTTTGTGATATTTGGAAATTCGAGTTTATCAATATGAATTGTATTGTTTGTAGATTGACTTCTACCCACTAAATTATTAAAATCAGGCAAACTAATATTACTTGTTATATTTTTTAATAAATCTACTTTATTTAATAAATTAGGAAGATTATCAACTAATTTATTAAAACCTTTAGTCTGCTCTACCGTCAAAACTCTTTCTGGTTTACCAAGTTCTCCATCTAACCAATGTAAACCAGTTTTCTCAGTTTCTCCACCATCAGCATATTTCTTTTTCTTTATCTGATCATTTGCCCATGCTTTTTGACCAGAATCACCATTCTTAGCAAGATTAGATAAATATTTATATTGATTACTACTTGTCGAAGAACTAGAAGAACTTGAAGAAGAAGAACTACTTCTTGGTGTACCATTATTATTATATGAACCCGGCGAATTACTTCCATGATATTCTTCTGTTATAGTCCCATGAGTTGAATCTGATGCAGTTATATAAGTTTTACCATCTGAACCTGTCCAAATAGCATATCCATCATTAACATCACTACCGCCGCCACTTCCTCCGCTAGTACCTCCATAACTCAAACCACTAATTCGAGCTTGTTGTGCTAAAATAGCTTCTACTTTAGATTTTATAGTTTGTAAAATTTCTTCCCATTTATTACCCAAAGTAGTGTTTAAATTATTAAGATTCTCTATAGAAGAATTCTCTAACATATTAAAAAATTCATTAAATTGATCTTGTTGTTCACTAAAAGATTTCTCTAAAGCATCAATTTTTTTATTTTCACCATCAATTAATGCTTGTAATTGTTTCTTTTCAGCATTCCTAACATTATCTAATTCCCATTTAGTAAAATCTTCTTGTTTACTTTTTATTTCTTCATTTAAATCTTCAATCTTATCAGGATCGGCAATGTAGGCATATTGCCAAGTACCATCTTCTTGCTTTTTAAGTATTTGAACATCACGATTATCAAGTACTTTTTGAAGTTCAAGTTGAAGTTTTTGAAGTTCTAACTGTCTTTCTTGACGTTCTGCTATAAGGTCTTCTTTTTCTGCTATTTCTTCAAGTGCATCTATTTGAGATTGATAGGATTCGATTTTAGCTTCTGCAATTTCTTTTTGGCGTTTTAATTGTCTTTCTAAACTATCTAATCTTTCTTGTTCTTCACGTTTTATATCTGCAACAATACTATAATAAGCATCTTCTTGTGCTTGTTTCAACAATCTATTAGTTTCACGCAGTTTAGTATTTAATTCTTCTTGAGCAAGACTATAATCTTGAGTTTTAGCAATTTGTTGTTGAAGATAACTTTGTTTATTGCGCAATTCTTGAATATATTTTTCATTTAAGTCTACTTGCTCTTTAAATTTAAAATTATAATCATCTGTACCATAAGTCAATTTTTCTAAATCTGATTGTACAGAATCTAAATCCTCTTTAAATATATTAATATTTTCATCAAATTTTTCAATTGTAGTTGTTACAGTTTCATAATTAAGTGAATCTATAGTTTCTTGCCAATCTCTGTAAGACTCTTGACAATCATCAATACGCTTAGATAAATCATCAAAATCTTTAAGCAGATCATTGAAGTATTTTTGTTTTTCATTTTTCTTTGGCTCATATAAAGAATCAAATATAGATTGACGTTTTGAGTCTGAAAGAGAGAAGTAATCTGCTCCTGCTATTTGATTTATTTCCCAAAGTTTATCGTTTTTACGTTTGCGAAGGGAATCTGCTTCTGCGTGAGCGAGGTCTTGTTTTTTCTGGAGTAGGGTGATTTCTTTTTGGAGATTGGTTTGGTACTGGGTAGATGTTTTATCAAGTTTTTGTTTTTCTGCGTTTAGGATAGAGAGTTGTTTGTCTATTTCTGATATGGCATTGGCGTATTCTTTGGATTCGTAGAGTTCCTTTTCGGCTGCTTGAGATGATGAAGAAGATTTATCTTTGGAACCGCCACCTACTCCACCACCACCACTAGGATTATTATTGATAGATTTTTGTAATTTATTTAATTCATCATAATATTTACCTAAATTAATTAAAGGAGTGGTTACTAAACTAATTTTATAAGACGTATCTGCCATACCAGTAGTTTTTCCACCCTCAGTAACATCATTAGCAATTTTTGCTATGACATTATGAGCATCTGCAACAGATTGTATTCCTGCTACTAACCCCATATATCCTGATAAAATATTTGCCACTTCTTTATTGATACTAATACCCAAAATGCCAAAAGCAGAAATAATACTTTTAGTTGATATAGTAGTAGCAGAAGCAACAGTTTGAATAGCAGATTGAAATTTAGATAAAGATACTTGTGCATAACCAATAGGGTCTTGTAATTTTAAAAATGTATTTGCTACTTCTAATGCAGTTTCTTTGTTTTTAGTAAATTTTAAAGCAGTTTGAACTAAACTTTTTTGCAACTCATCAAAAGCAATTGTTAGATTTTTAACATTACCATCTGTCTTAAACACATTTAAAGCATCTTGATAAGATTTAAGTACGTCAGTATCTATTTTCCCAATAAAATCTTTAAAATTAAGATTCTTTTTAGATTCTGCTAATTTATTAAAAGTAGAAACTATATTAGATTTAATCGTATTATCTAATTCCATAAATTTAGAGTTAGAATTTAATAATGCTAAATTTAGATCATCATATGATTTGGATGCATCAAATAAATCTTTTCTATGTTCGCCTAAAGACTTACTTAATTCTTTTATTCTTTTATCTAGGGCAATAATTTCCCTTGATTCAGAATTAAAACCATTTTTCAAATATGCACTTTTTGAATTTTCAACATTTTTTAATTCTGCTTCTAAATCTTTAATTACTTTTTGTTCTGATTTAACTTTATTTAAATCAGAATTTCTTTCAGTATCATAAGTTTCATTAATTACTTTTCTATCTAAATCTAATTGTTTTTCTTTTAATTCAATATATTTTCTAATTTGTTCACTATTATTAATAATGGCATTACCTTCAGTATCATACGATACACCAAGTTCTTCACATGCCTTACCAATATTATTTTTTATATCAATTAATTTCTGTTCTTCTTCTGCATTTTTAGTAACCTTAGAATTCAATTCATCATATTGTTGTGATAATTTTTTAAGATTTTCAAGTTCATTTTGATTATTACTGAATGCTGTTATAGATTCTTTAAAAGTTTTTTCTGTTTCTTGTGCTTCTTTTCTTAATTCAATTATTTTTTGAATGGCATAAACTAAACCTGTTAAAATTAATGCAGGAAGAAAACGTTGAAACGCTAAATTTAATATATTAACTGCTTTACTTAATTTAACTGTTGCAATTTCAGTTAAAGTCATCGTCATTCCCATAGTTTTTATAGAAGTATCTACTTTTAAAATTGCTCCAAATATACCCATTAATCCAGCATAAAAAGACTTTGATGCTTTAGCATTAAACATAAAAAATGCTGTAGATAATAAACCTACTGTTGTAATTAATAAATGTCCTTCTTCTTGAATTTTACTTATTGTATCAAGTAATTCAGTACCAAATGTAATAACATCTTTTATTAATCCAGAATCAAAAGAAGACTGATATATAGTCTGGAGTGTTGATTGAAATTTTTCGAGTTTCGCTTGTGAACTCTCTTGCCATATTGCAAACTTCTGGTTTGCTGCCCCTGCTGCACTTAGAGAGTCTTCATATAATTTTACTGAATCCTGATATCCTTCCATGAGATTATAAAATCTACTTTGCTGACGAACCATTCTGTTACTTTCCCATATAAAATGGTACTGACCAATTAATAAAATAATTGGCGGGAAGAGTACTTCTTT